TAACTGCTGATGAGATAAATAGACTTATTGATGCAGGTGTATTGGGAGCTTTGGGTGGCGCGCAATTCAGTGCCTTGGGTTCAATACAGAGGGGTAAAAAGACTGAAGGTGCAGACCTTGACACAGGTGATGAAATTTCAGGAGGACCTGAAGAAACCACACAAGACATAGATGAGCGACTCTCCACACTTAAGGACAGACTTGCGGTGGAAACATCTGACTTCGCAGTTGGAGATGAGGTGGAGCAGTTCTTGGGCGTAAAGGGCAAGATTAGTGCTATTCGTGGGGACGGACAGGTCGAGATATTACCGGAAGGCTCGGATGAGCCAATAACTATTAGCCAAGATACACTATCCCCTGTGCTTCGCCCAATCGAAGATTTAAATCGTCGACTGGATGAAGTAAAAGAAAGGGCTGACCAAGGCGATAAGTCTGCACAGATGGAGGAGCAGAAAGCACTTGAGGAAATAGATAAGCAAACAGAAGTAGAACAACCGCCCGAAGAACAAAATAACAAACCTGCCACATTTACATTTGCAGAAGATGGATATGAGGTTGGTGGTATTACGCAGAAAGAAAAAGCTGATATAGAGGAGGTCTACAAGGAGCTTAAAAAGCAAGCCGAGGCGGGCAGTTTCCGTAAATCCAACTCCAACCATGAGGTTATTCTCAAAGCAGGAGGTATGTCAGGTGCCACCTATAAAAAATTTAAGAACAAGAAGATTAGACAATACCTATATCAAGCAGGTGTTACTAATGAGAATGGTGTTTGGCAGGGTGAGACAAAGCAGGATATAGAAATCGAAGATTCTCGCAGACAGAAGATACTTGATGACCGCGCGGACATTATAAAGAACAGATTGAAGGGAGCCACCATTGGTGACACGGTTGCCATAGGGGATGATGAGGCGATAATCTACGGATTTACAGCTGATAATAAAGTTCTGTTTGAGGAGAATGGGGTTGGCGTTGAGCCAAAGAAACTCAGGGTACCAAGAGCAAAAAAGAAAGTTCAAACTGTACCAAAAAATAACACCCCGAAAGCACCGACAGAAGAAGACCTTCGACAAGCAAGGGACGAAGTAATCACAGAAAGAAAGTATGAAGAGCCGGAGAGAGAAGAATTAAATTTAAATGAATCTCAGAAAGCTGGTGCTAATTTATACAGAAAGATTCAATCGGTTAATGAAACTGCAGATGCTCCTGAATTAGGTTTTGATTTTATCGATGCAGAAAAGCTTGAAAAACTAAATATCGAGAAAGAGCTAGAAGTCTTAAGAAATGTGGCAATTAGTAATCTTCACCAGGGGATTGACACTGAATTGGCACCATTCTTGGAGGGTCTAGGATTTGATGTCATAGAAGAAAATGGTGAACTAAGGGTCAACAGAAACAAATCTGATAATACGCCAGTAATTAACCCTGTGACTCCGCCACGTGCAGAGAAGTTAATAAAAGCACTTAGTTGGGCAGAAAAACTTCAACCATCATTAGATGATATTAATGAAAGCATGGGCGCTGCTGCAGATTTTGAAGCAGAGACTGAAAGACTTATTCAGGAGCGTGCGTCCAAAATCGCAAATGACAGAGCAAAGGAGCAACAATTACAACAGCAAGAAAAGCTAGACGAAGAAAAGTCGAATGAAGAGTTACTAGATGAAATAAGTAACACAGAGGAAGCTCCTAAAAAAATAAACTTACCAAAGGGAGAAATGCCTCCCCGATTTGTTGGAGAGTTTGATATTACTGAAGGCATGCAAGATGCCCTAGAAAATGATGGTTCATTAGTCGGGGGAAACTGGGAAGGTTTGTCTGACAGAGAGAAGAGCTCAACAAAAACAACGGGCAAAGGAAAGAAAAAGGCGGAAGTAAAAACACCTGGGAATCGTGTCCTTGTCGTTGTTGAGAAAGTCAACAATGACCACGACGACGTGCAGTCAGGTCAAGTCCGAGTACTGACGGCAAAAAAAGCCAAGATGGATGGAAGGGATGTCCTGAAGGTTTACGATAGCTTGCGAGTCGGAGCGAAAGGCAAAAGTCCTGGGTGGAGACCACTTTATGGTAAGGGGAAATCAGGCAAGATTGACGCCACCCCGCTAGAGGGTTACCGATTACTTGGAAAAATAACTACTCAGCGAGATGCGGTGGATTACGAAGCTAGCAAGCTCGATGCTTTATTTGATGATATAAAAGAACTGGAGAGCCATCCTGCCTTTCAGACTAGCATGCAGTTATCATCTAGTAAGAAATGGTACGGGCTCTTCAAGGACTCAGAAAAGGCACAAGCGTATCTTGAAGGAGAGGGTAAAGAAAAATTAGACAAATACCTTAAGGAGGTTGAGCCACTCCTTGGGTCTGATTATTTAACTGAAGATGGTAGAGCAATAGACCCATCTTTACAAAACGCCCCTATGTTTGTTTCCAACAAGGAAAGGCTGGACTATTTAGTTTCACAGGCAGGGGGTAACACGGATGCCATAGATGCATATACCCAAGCATTTATTGCGTTTGCGAATAATGATATGGAGGATGTTGTTCGCTCGTTTGAAACAAAAGAAAAAGTTTATGACAAGGAGTTCACCTTTGATGACAAAAAGCACAGCATATATGATATTCTGCAACGTGCGGCAGGTGCCCAAGGATACGAACCACTTGAGTGGGGACCCGGAACACCACACACCACTCCGTTTGATTTACCAATTGTAAAGGCTGCATTAAAAGCAGCTCAAAGTATTGAGGTTCCCACATTTCAATCGGGAGGAGAATTTGTAGATTTAGGCAGACAAGATGCACAGGGTGAACTTGAGAAGCAAGCAGACGAGGACACAACTGAATCCATGGGACTGCAGGAAACTGAGAGAGATGTGGGTTCAGCAAAAGACTACCTCAGCTCTTCATCAGAACAGGAATTAACTGGAGGCACAGTTCAGTTCCACAAGTTGTTCGCAAACCCGAGAGACTTAACTCTTACTTTAGCACAGATTCCTGACTATCTAAGAGATGATATTCGTTCGTTTGCTGAGATAGATTTAAATAATATTGAAGACGCAGCACAGCGACTATTCATAAGTCAGGATACTCCTAATGCAGTAAAGACGGCATACGAGAATCAGCTTACGACAATACTGAAGGATTTATATCGAGAGCTAGCTAGCCAAGAGTTGATATCTCGATACTACACAAGACCTCAAACAACAATTGCTGATAAAGCCGAGGAGACCGAATCAGAACTGGCGGGCGAAAAGCCTAAGGCTAAAACAAAAGCAATATTCGAAGACACCCTACTTACTCCTCGATTAAATAACAAAAACTACAACATCAGGGATAACTTTCTTAATAATTTAGAAAAGATTCGTGATACACTTACTGCAAAAACTCGGCCAATAAAAAAGAACCCTGTGCCTGAGGTTCGCAAGAAGATTAGAAACAGACTAGAAGTAGATAATGTTAACCGGTCTAGAGATAGTGACTTAGGTGCAGTTAATTATTTACACAGGGAATTTGGGTTAGACCTTCGTGACGCATTGTATTCTGCAGACTTTACAGAGGAAGATGTAGATAGCATCATTGAGAAGATAGAGTACTCCGAGATACTACAGGAGCCACTCAATAAGGGCAGGAAGTACCCTGTAAATGAAGAGGTTTTAAAAGATAAATCTAATGGAGCGAGGGTTAAGAATGACGGCACTCCATTTGAGGGTGGGTTCATGGCGACATCAGACGCAAAGGCGTTAGTCGGATTTATAGATGATACACTCCGAGAGATTGGTGAGAAAGTAATATCGGAGGACGATTTAGCTAAGTGGGATATTGCTAGCAATTTCTTAAAAGAAGCATGGATACCTGAGTCTTATGTGGTCGAGCTTGAGGACACTAATGTAATTGAAAAAGAGGTAGAGTTTGATGAAACCACGAAGGAGACACAAAGGCAGAAGCTTATTGATGAGATAAACAGGGAGACGAAGATTATAAAGAGGCTCCGCACGGGTGTGGAAAATCTCAGAAAAACTGGCAAAAGAAGTAAGTACCAAAAAGAATCTTTCTCAGACACTCCACGGAAGGTGTATCTAGCGAAAGGAAGCAGAAGAGAAGAGACAGGAGATACCCGCCCGTCAAAACGTGCTACTGAGATAGAGATTGACCAAAAGAAAATACAAGAGCTTCAAACAAAGATAGAGAAACTTGCTGACAGGCTAAATAGTATTAAGTCAGTCAAGGCAAAGCCTGAAGTAAAGATGCAGGACACCGTGGTAGAGGACGGGATGTTACTATCTGAATTTGCTCAGACATTATCTGAGTTCGTAGGGTTTCATGATGGTATGAGTTTCCTAGACGACCCATACTATAATGCACTTGCTGACCAGGTATCTATTGCAGTCAGAACGCAGGAGAGCGTAACCACACTAGACCAAAGGATTCGACATGTTGGCATGATGAGTCCTGCCACAGGACAGGTTGAGGAATCTGCACCATTAGTATTTGATGAAAAATCAGCACAGGATGCCGACCGAATAGCAAGAGAGCGAAGAAGTATTGCTGTTAGAAAGTCAGGAAATCCTCTCACTGAAATGGGGATGGATGAACAACTTGCTGACAATCAGTTGGCAATTAGTAACTTTCTTGATGGTGGACAGATAGATGTACCATTCTCAGCTATTGTAGGATTTGAAAGAATACTGGAAATTATTGAGTCAGGAACAAGCTTCCGTGAGGAGAAAGCGATTGGATACATAGTTCGAAAACTCAAAGCAAACAAGGCACTAAAGAATACAAAGATACGATTTGTGCCATGGGAGAAGTATAGTCGTGTGGCATCCACCAATGAGTATGGCTACTCAGCTGCTCAGTATATGTTTGGTCGTGATGAGATATGGGTGTCTGATGTATTCGGGGATGGTTCCGGAACATCAATGGAGAACCTTGTGACCTCTATTGTTCATGAGGCAATCCATGTGCCAACCAAGATATTCCTTGATGTTGGTTATGCCTTTAGTACGAACAACACGCAGGCGATTTCCGAACTGAAAGATAAATCTTTCGGCGAAGAGTATGGCAAGATGTATAGTCATATTCAGGATGTATTGCTTCCTATGCTCCGCAAGAGTGGTGGGGCGGACATGATATATGGATTATCATCACCTGATGAATTTCTTTCCGAGGTAGGTAGTGACTACCGATTACGCTCATTTCTTCGTGAGTATAAACTGACAAACGAAGAAAGAAAAGCACTTGGCATACGACCAAAGTCCAAGATTCGTACAGCATGGGATTGGGTTGTTAATTTATTGGCAAAACTCCTAGGGGTGAGTGAGCGTGCAAGCCAAGAACCTGAGATGCTTGCTTATGCAGAGAAGACGCTCAACCAAGTTATCTCTAGGGCTGACAGATTAGGCGCTATGGGTAATGCCATTAATGCAGTAAATGTGCGTGGCATATCTACATTGGATATATTTGCAGGACCTAACAGGCAGATTGAGCCTGGGCAAAAAGTACGAGAGAACTTATTAGAGTTTAAATGGCTAGATGGCACTAGACGTAAGCATATTTACGACAGGGATGCCAAGCTAGTAACCAAAGCCACCGCTCGGATTATTAACTCGAATCCACTTGTAAAAGAAGCTTTTGATAGAGGGTTAATAAAAGAGGGCGACGAGGTGAAGTTGCCAATGAAGGATTCTATTAATGGGTTTGTAGTTCCCGAAGACGCATATTTAGGCGACATCCTTGAGCATCCCGAATTATTCAAGGCTTACCCACAGCTTAAAAGAGTTAGGATAAGAAAGTCTCCTGGTAGTAGTCCTTATGTAGGAGCATGGAATGGAACCTGGGACCCAAGTATTCCTGGTTGGAGGAGTGAGCCGACGATAGAGTTGGCAGAAAATGCCTCAAATGTACGCGGGACTTTAATACATGAGATACAGCATGCGGTAGATGAGATTGAAGGATTTCCTCGCGGTTCAAACAGTGAAATTGCTGAAGGAATCATGATGGCCCTGTTTATATTTACAGGTGGTGGTGAAACATTTACGATTAGTGATTTAACAGACAAGATTATTCCTGCAGTCGCAAAGACAAGAGATATAGTCCTTGCGAGACAGTATAGCGATGAACTGCGTGATACATACGACAAGCATCAGTACTTCTATCTACATAGTGTTTTAAGCACATTGCATGATGCCTTATCTAGTATCGACCTTGACCCAATCTCGATGGATAGTCTCACGCCTCAAGAGTTCCTTGCGGAAGCAAGTATAACCACTGAGTCGGACCACACTTATTGGTTAAAAGATATTTTATATTTTTGGAACTTTGGAGAAATCACTTCGAGGACTCAAGAGAGGTTGTTGCAAGATGACATCGAGGCAACAGGCGACCAATTTGGAGAGGTTGTGCTTGGTGCAAAGGATGATGCTAAGCTAGATGATGCCAAGTTGAGCAAGCTGCAGGACCAAATGGATGACAAATTTAAGCCCGGTGCGGCATGGTCAATGCCTCCAGGATGGTGGCTCTCACGGGAGATGCCTAATTTAGTCAATAAGCAAGACGAAGTCTTTGATGTGCTAACTGCAATCAAGCAAGCTTCGGATACCTATACAGGTGCGTTCTCAGCCTCATCAAACCCGTCCCCAGCAAACAAGGAATCTATTCCTCGCCCTGACGATAGTGCTAGAGTATACCATGAGGCCACCGCAGGAGGCATAAATGAATTAGTAACAGCACTCACTCAAGCATTCAAGGCAAGCGTAGATAAACTACCTGGCGCAGATATTAATAGCTTTATAGATAAGTATGGCAAAATGGCACTTGGGTTCGGTACTCATAGTGTAAGCTCAGCAATGAAGGCAGTTGGTAAAAACCTTCAGCCTTTTGAAATAGATGTAAAAACGGTAAAGATTACAGATGCCGGTCGTAACCGAGTGGCAAAGCTTTATGGTATTCGTAACGCAATTGCATACATTGAGAGAACAAGGGAGCATGCAAGAAATACTATAGCCGACCTAGTAACAAGTCTCGAGGCAAACCAAATAGAGGTAGCTAGTCACAAGAAACTACTTAAGGCACTAGAAACAAGACAACTAGAATCCATTGAGGGTCTGTCTAGTGCGATACGCGATAAGATTGTAGGGCAAGCGGACTCAGCTTCTAGCCAATCATCCAAGGCATTTGAGCGTTTAGAAAAGTACTTACAGTACCTGCCTAACTCAGAATTAACACAGGCAGACCTCAAGGAAATGCAGGGCGTCACAAATAAAGAGATTGGTGATGCTATGGTAGCGATAATTAATCAGCCTGGCGTTTTGGAGGAGTCATCACTAGATGAAATAAATGGGTTTGTGGAGACAGCAATTGTGCCCGGTCTTGCTGGGTTCCAAGGCAACGACAAGCAGACAGCACTTCGCAGGACTGCTCTTGTTTATGCGATTAAGAATAGCGGTGACATTATGTCATTGCTTCGTCTTGCTAGAAACAAATTGGGCGTTGAGCAAAAAGAATTTCTTGAAGCAGGATACAGTATACTGAAAGCCAAATCCAAAAAGGAAGTAGAGGCGGTAGCTAATAAATTTCAGGACAGACTTAAAACAAAGATTAAGCATATCAAGCATGCCAAGATGCGCGTGATTGAGCTAGAGGAGTCAGTCAAGGGTATCGAGAACGAGGTAAATATAAATAAAATTATAGACGAAACACTTAAGGCTCGGTCAGATAAGTATAGGTTCACATTAGGGGAACTTGAAGATTTTGATATTCGTGACGGAAGTAAGATTCGCGTCATGAGAAAGAATGCTAAGGGAGAGTACGATAGGAAATCATTCCAAGTGTTCGAAGTGAAGTTTCAAAACGGCGACCTCGTGAACAGAAAAGAGTTCATTAAGGCAAACAGAGAGACCCTTGAGTGGGTCAGGAATCATGGCTCAGATTATAGGAATGAACCATGGTTCGACATTATGCGCGAGCAAGCAGAGATTGCTCTCACCCTTCCAGTAACGCAACAATGGACTGCTGCTCGTAGAAGTGCATGGATGGCAGGCTTGGAAAGTTTGAATCAAAGATTCTCTCGCTTGGGTTACGAAGGAAAAAGATTGGCTCAGATGACAAGTAGAACAGTTGCTCTTTACAGAGACCTGATTTCTAAGTCCATGAGATACTCTAAAGAATTTAATCGTGCCTACCAAAACGCAACAAAGGCAGTTGGTGAAACAGGAACATCGTTCTACACGGGACTATATCAAGATATTTTTTGGTGGTTTGATAATCATCCTGAGTATGCAGAAAACGAGACCGAAGCGTTTACTGCAATGTGGAAAGATATGCGCAAGAGTGGAAGGGTTAAAGATAAGACAAAGCTTAATGATGAGTCACGCAGGGCTGTCAAAACTCTTGTTGAGAAAACAATACAATCAAGAGATTGGGAGGCTAAGGTAAATCGTGACCTTGGCAATCGTATCCGTGATGACAAGGTAAAGGTGCAGTCATATTTAGACGGAGAGAAAAGCGTGGACTTTTATCGTATGCCACTAGACATGGGTTATGCGACCCTGCCTAGAGCAATCAATGACTCCAAGGTAAACTCTTTGGTTGAGTACATGGAAGGTAAAGGCTGGGCAGAAAACATCAATAACATGGCAGGGTTTGAAATGATTACCATGCTCCACAGAAACGGAGAGATTGATGAGATGGTCGGAGAGATAGAAGACTACTTTGACGAACAGGTTGTTCAACGCTTTGTCAATCCACACATGGACTCAATGAATAGAAAGAGTCTATTCTTCGGTCCTCAAGACAAAGACGGATGGGGACAAGAGCTATCGAATACATATGTGGGCGAGAAGTGGAGAAGTTCGGACGGCAATGTGATTAAGTTTATGGATGCCATCTATGCCGACTATGCATCCATGTCATCTGATTTAAATAACCCACAAGCAAGAGCTGATTGGTATCTAAGTATGTTTAAGCAACTGCATAAAAGATATCGAGAACTTGCTAATGTGTCTAATGATATCAAAAGTAGGGCAGAGACAGAAACGAGAGAGACAGAAGCACTCAAACATGTGCCACGCTCACTTGATGCAAGGCAGGTAGAAAGCAGACTACCAAAGGAGTTTTTTCTATACGATATGTATGATGAGGTGAGCACGCCAATCCGTATGGCAATGTTCTCGGCAGCCTCGGTGTTTGGGAGAGATGGCAGTAAAGCTACAGAAGCATTTAGTGGTGGTCGTGGAGAGCTCAAGAAGTCATATGATTTATTTAGAACTGTAATCGCAGAAGCTACCGGAGAAGCACCCGATAAGCCAAACGCTCGCTACTCAAAAGCAGTTAGAAAAGAAGCACATCGAGTCCTGAAGGATATGGGATATGATAAACCAAGAGAAAAGTTCGATAAGATTTACAATGACTCTGTTGCTTATGGAGAGATGCTCACAACCTTTAGGCATTTAAAAGCATACTATGGTGCAAATAATGATGCCGGTCCATTTAAGGATGCCAGGTTCCTGCTCGAATTGCTAGGGACGCAATCCTTAACTGTACTTAATAACCCGAAGTCATCCTTTTGGCAGGGCATGTCCTTGTTTGAGTTTCCTTTAGCGTTCAGGGGTGCTAATAAGATGGCAGCCAAAGGAACTGCAAAAGCACTCGCAAACTTTGCAAATCAAACATTTGGCGGAGTTGCGGAAGCATTAGGTATGCAGTTGGATAGAGTTGGCAGATATGCATCAAGCCTGAATAACACGCACTTCAGGATGGAAGAGATGGAGCTTTCGTTGAGAGATTACCTTACTCAGGTAGGCAGGGGTGGCGACTTGATGGACCCATCAAACATGAAGCGTTACCTAAGAATCATCAAAGGTATCTCCACTCACCACAAGAAGCGTGGTACTCGTGCTCCCGTGGACTTAATGACTGCCGTTACTGGAATTTTCCCATATGTAAATAATGTGGTCAACCACTCCGTGGGCGTGGGTGCTGCATATGCATATCAGGATTTGGTGTTAAAAGTAGCTAGGCACATAAAGAACAATGGTCTGCGTGACTTTCAAGAAATTAGTGCTGATGACTTGGGTATGGGGCAAAGTAGTTTTGAGTGGATAGTTGGGGAGAAAGACGGGTATGTAAATGCTAACAACATGTTAGTTGACGCAGGCGCACCTACAGTATCCCGAATGGCATTTGATTACCTAGACAGATTGCGTAGCGACCCTAATGCACCTGTGATGTCTCACGAGCAGATACTCATGGTCAATCAAGTTGCTATGAATAATATGTCAGGGGAAGGATTTAATTCTAAGCCGGCATGGTTATACACTAATCCGATGATGAAGTATTTTGCATTCTTCCTAGGGTGGCCCCTTGGTAAGATGGCACGGGATAATAAGTTTATCTTCCGTGGAGATACTGACTCAGTAAATAGCTATGCAGCTTTCCTAAAGTACCTTGGATTAATGTCAGCGATTTATTTACCTGTCGGACTATCTTTCGCATTCTTGATTGATTGGTATGACGAAGAGGTGCTAGGTAAGCCAAACTCTTTACCACCACTTACACCATGGGCTATGCTTCCTGTTGTTGGTCCTGGAATTGCGATGTCAGATGAGCAGTCATCATTCTTTGGACTAACCTCACGCATGGCAAAAGCGGGCACTCCTTACGGCATGGGTTTTGATTTAATGAACTCCATGATGGCAAAGGGTGACACTTATGGAGGCGTGCAGGAGTTTAGTTTGGACAGTAGGATTTTCGCGTTTTCTATTATAAAAAACATATACGACTCTATGGGAAACTGGATGCACCAAGGAGAGTTCGATTGGGGCAATGTAGGGCGACCTTTAACTTATGCGTTTGGCGGTAACTCTGCTCTGCAGGCATTTGACGCAACTAATAACTTGTTTGATTTAGATAACTTTGAGTCACGGGTTGCTGATTACATAGGAGTTAGGGCGAGCGTAAAGAAGACTGCATTTCTGATGGGGATGAATCTTAGAGGACCAAGTCAAGGGTTTGGTAGACCTAGTAAGTTGTCAGTAAATGTGAAGCAAATGGAAAGGGCAGCTTATGCAGGAGATGAGGAAGACTTTAACAAGCAGTATGAGGAGGCACTAGAAGCCGCCCGTGAGTACCTTGAGGATAATCCGCAGATGCGAGGGACTCCTGAAAACATAGTTTTAAAAAGATTTAAAGATAGAGGACTACGCTCAGGTATAACCCGTCATAAAATCCCGGATGCCGAATGGGAGGCCTTGCTAGAATTAATGCCTTCAGACCAGCGCGCAAAAGTAAAAAGGTATGAAGGAAATCATCAATACTTCATACAGGAGATGGGGTTGAAGGAGCCTGAGGCAGGTCCTACCAGTATGGATGAGTTAAGAAGGAAGGCTTTGCTAGGTTTCTAATGAGCCACAACAAAAGAGCAGGGACACTTTACGAGGTTATGTTTACGCAGGAGGCGTTATCAAGAGGCCTGGATGTCTGCCAAACAGAAGGAGATTACCTTCCTTACGACTGCATAGTGGATAACGGAAATAAACTATGGAGAATCCAGGTAAAAGGCACTGCCCGCAAAAACTCACCAAAGGGATACAATATCACCACAGCGATGGGTGCAAAAACATCTCGAAAGAATCACTACAAAGAAGACGCCTATGATATACTTGCTGCCCTAGTAATTGGGGACATGGACAAGTATTGGTACATTATTCCGAAGCAGGCAATCGGAAGAAATCTTACAATAAAACTATTCCCAAACCCTAGTAGTCAAGCCAAGTTTGAGAAATATAGGCACGGGTGGGATTTATTAATTTGCTAGTTGTTACTAGAGAAAATAAATTACTATATGCATATTCACATACTCAAAACCGAAGAATTTAATTTCACTGTAATATCAACTTCAGAGTATGTGGATTGGGAGGAAATTATAGACAATTTCATAGAGGGAGTATTAGTCCATGGGTAAGAAGGGTGTATACAGTAAAAGCGCAAAACCTCGCAGTAAATATCAGCGCAAATACAATTCTACATCAGAGCAGAACGAGCGCAGGTCGTCTAGGAATAAGGCTAGAAGAAAACTCAAGTGTGGTCCTGGTAAAGATGTGCACCACAAGGATGGCAACCCAATGAATAATAGTCGCAAGAATTTATCATGCGTAAGCAAAAAAAGTAACCGCAGTAAGAATAAGAAAAATGGACGAAAGTAATGAAGGCGAAGAGGTAGACGGAAACCTCGAATACGACATAATACCGGACTTTGACAGAAATGCCTAAGGACGCTTGTTATAAAAAAGTAAAAGCACAGTATAAGGTTTTTCCTTCTGCTCGTGCTAGTCAGGCTATTGCAAAGTGCAGGAAGAAAAAAGGCACTGTCAAGAAGTCTGCCAAGGGCGCAGCAATCAAACGCTGGGGTAAAGAAAAGTGGACTGACCAACATGGTCGTGCATGTGGTAGTAAAAAGTCAAAAGGTACGGTCAAGTGTCGACCAAAGAAAAGAGTTTCTAAATCAACACCTAAAACTTGGAAACAAGTGGGCAAACGAAAGCGTTCCCTTGTAGCAGAAAAAAAACGAGTAGGCATGGGGCGCAGGACAAAAAAGGCATAATCATGGCATATGGTAAAAAAAGTAAAGCAAAGAGTAGTAACGCGGGCAAAAAGCCTTTTAAACCATGCAGGGGGTGTCCATCTCCCGCAGCTTGTAAAAAAGCTAAGAAATGTAAAGGGAAGAAGAAATGAAGAAAGGAGGAGCATGCTGTATGCATTGTGCAGGTAAAAAGAAAAAGAGTACCAAGAAAAGAGCGGTGAAGAGAAAACCGGTTAAAAAATCTACAAAGAGGAAATACTGATGCCAGCTAGAAAGAAAGCGTGTAAGCCCACGAAGGGTAAAAGGTTTGCTAAACGAGTAAATGGCAAGTGCCGAAGCTTTGGACAGAAAGGTAAGGCAAAAAGTGGCGGGGACAGGATTCGTCCTGGCACCAAGAAAGGTGATGCGTATTGTGCAAGAAGTGCGGGGATTAAAAAATGCAAGAAGCCACCCTGCGCCAATGCTCTATCCCGCAAGAAGTGGAAGTGTCGTGGTAAGAAGTCCATGCGATGACTGACTTGAATGAGCATGCAACGGCCAAAGTCCAACTCGCTTTCGCTGCGAAAGTAATTGGTTTAGTTGGTACCTTGGTATGGGGGTATAGTGCGATTGTAAATCGGTTGAATACAATAGAAAACGACATCATAAGGATGTACCATGAACTAGAACTCAATTCGGAATTTCGCATAAAATGGCCTCGTGGCGAGATTGGTGCATTGCCTGCAGACGCGACTCAAGACATGAATATTGAGCACCTTAAGAGTCGGGTTAATAAACTAGACGAGCATGTTGATAAACTTAGGCATGGCACAAATGGCACAAATGGAGTTCAGCATTAAGGTGTCGCCTGAGGGCTTAAACAACAATCGCGTGATAGTTGCATATGATGCAGATGATGCTTTTGCCGGTAGGTATATTAAAGATAAGTACCCATCCGATGTTCATAAATTTTATTTAAAAAATTATGAGAATTATGACCGAGTATTTCTTGGGGTGGACGGAATGAAAGGTGTGAGAAAGTTGTACTTGGAGGCAGATGCGCATGGCATGATAGCAATGGAGTCCAAGGGCGATAAGCGTAGTTACAAAAAATACACGGAGGAGAAATTGCCTATTCACACTTACCATTGCTACGAGACAGATTCACAATTTAAAAAAAATGACAAGAAGCATATCTGCTTTGGAGTATTCCGCCCAATGAAAGCATATGCTGGTGTTCTGCTTGGTCTATGCAAGCAGTATGCCGATGACCTTTATACAGATTTTGAGGAATGGATATCCCTAGAGAAGCGGAAGCTTACATGGATAGGGGTATCTGAAAATTCATTTACCGTGTATTACACAACATGACAGAAGAAGAAAAAGGGGACGGGGAAAAGTTTGCCGAAGAGATTGTTTCAGTCTGCTTAAGGTGGTGGGAGGAGTCAGACCTTGACGAGCAGGATATGTGGGCGTTTGGGAAAACTGCGCTAGAAGCATTCTGTAAAGAGCAAGTAGTGTTTGAAGCAGACTTTTCCTTGGAAGAGGATGAAGAAGACGAGGACTAAGCGTTCGGTCATCCAAGAAGAAAAAGCCCTAAAAAAAATGGTGGCTGAAGGATATGATGATTTTTGGAAACGACGTGGCGTTCCATCTCCTCCTGCATCCTATAACTACCAACACCCCCGAAAGAAGTCAAAGCCTGGAGCCCGTATCATATAGTTGTGTGGTGCTTTCATTGGCGTGCCCCACCATTACTGCAATATCGCTAAGCTCCTTACCTTCGCGTGCGCATCTAGTAACAAATGAACGCCTGAAAGAATGGAAGCGCTTACCTTCTTCATATGCTTTCGGATGCTTTCGTTCTAATTCTCTACCGAAGTATACAGCAAGCGTGGCTCGCGAGGATACATTGTCATAGATTTTTTTCCATATAGGAAAGCAATACTTCTTATCCTCCGGCTCAATCCTAGCGATAGTATCATGAAGAATCCCTCCGCCTATTAGCTCGTCATCTATTGGAAGTGATACTCTAGCATCTGTTTTCTGTGTATGCACAGTCAGATACTTATCATTAAACATATCCCATTCTAAGCTTGCGATATCACCTATGCGTAACCCTGTCCACCAGGCAAAGTCAGCGGCAATGCTCCAGAAGTATGAGCAGTGCTTACGGATTCTTTCGTAGTCTGACTTAGTGAAAGCTATGGATTTCTTTTTCTCCTTCTGCTTGTGGGACAACAATGATTTATCCACAGACACCCCATAGGAAGGGTCCTTGAGGATGTAAGCATTGGCAATTGCATAGGTCAGTAAACCTTTGACTGCTGTTAGTTTTTTGCACTTATGATTATACGAAGTCTTATCACTTACATTTACAAACTCATAGATATGCTTGGTTGTAATGCTGGATATCTTTGAATTTTGTAGCTTTGAGAATTTAAGGAATGAATTAATAACAGTCCCTTCAGTATAGATTGTATGCTTCGAGTGGGACTTCATCTTCCTAAACTCCTCATATTCACCAACCACCTCCTGAATCTTTATATTCTTCCCTGCAACAATGGCAGTAATTGTGTCACGGGTAAGTGCTTTTATCCTGGCAGCAGCTTCTATCTCTGCCAACTTAGCCTCCTTAGCTAACATCTTGGCTTCATCTTTGTTCCTTGTTCCAAGTGAACGCTTAATGATTTTACCATTTGCTGTCTTAATCACGGCAGAATAAATGCCGGTTTTCTTATTCTTTTCGTATCTCATTGTTACTTATTGTTATTAGTTACTTAAAATCAAGCAACCAAAGGGTCAAGCAATCCCTCTCTCATTTTTAGCCAAGTCTCCTCTGTGGCAAACTCAGCAGGCTCACCCCGGTCATACTCCTTCCATCCATCAATATGCTCGGCAAGAATTTCGGATGTATCAACGGAGATGACATCATTATCAACACGCTCGCCTCGTAGGCAGATGGTAGCAGCATCTTCCTTGTTGGCTAGCTTGTCGAACATAAGCTCCTCGATGGAATCATTGTGGAGTATGACATATATCTTAACGGGCTTGGGACTATTGAGTCTCCATACACGACCCTTCGCTTGCGAGAATGTGCCGTACGACCACTCAAGGCTACCAATGATAAGATTGGAGCATTGCTGAAAGCTGTACGACTGAGCACACTTGATGCCCATAAGCATCACCTGAGTCTTGCCTGCTTTGAATGCTGAAGCTTCTGCCGCATGGTCGGTGACTGTACCATCAATACGACTGTATGTGATACCGCAGGACTCCAAGCGTGTGGCAATCTCATTGCTCATATTGATGCGAGCAGAAACATGAACCACCTGCTCACCATTGGACACGCACTTGAATATGGTATCCATAATGGTAATAAGCTTGGGATTGCAGTTGGATGACACAACTGGACGATTCTCATCGTCATACTCAACACCCGCAGGGTCAGCACATATACCACGAAGGTAAGACAACTGAACACCATAACGGAATCGTGGGTCAGCACATGGAATCTTAGCAACATCAAGGTAGTATGAATAGAGTGCACGTTGCTCGGCGCCCATAGGGACGCGAACATCAATGACCTCGCATGGTTGCAGGTCAGGGTTGCATTGCTCTTTACTAATGTAGGCAACGGTTGGTCGCAGTAACTTGAGAAGAGCAGCAGGCTCAGATATGAGCGGTGACTTGCGTGGGGCAGGTGGGTTGCGACCCGCTTGTCTATTAAGCAACTCTTGTGTAAGGTCACGCTCGACAGAGGAAAACCTCTGCTTGAATCTGCTAATCTCCTCGCGAGTGAATGGCCAGCGAGGATTACTGCGCTCGCCCTGATACCAATCAGGCACACACAACCAACCCATGAGTGAGAAGATATTCCATACCATATTGGGTATCGGTGTGGCAGACAGAGCGAACTTGTACCGTGGCTGTAGTCGAATCAAGTTGTTAGTAACTTGACTGTTGAGATTGCAGATAAGGTGTGCCTCATCAAGAATAACCATATCCCACACCTCACCGATAATGGTAGACAAGCATGGCTCCATGACACACTTGATACCATTACTCACACAACCAATACCCTGTGAGAGGTATTGCGAGAATGAGTTTCTGTCTGTATTAAATCCAGAAGCGGATAACTCCTTAGAGAATCGCTTGCGGAACTTCTTCTCAATCTTCTCATCATTATTAGTCCAAGCTTCCGGTATCTGCTCGAAAGCACCTGTGCGGAACATGGCATGGTCGTATGTTACATATACGCCATTTGGTAGCTCACCATGATTTGCCTCAAGTATTTCATAGTAGTCACTCTTACTGAACAGCTTGTGGACAGGCATTTCGGGAGCAAACGTCTTGAACTCCTTAATCCACTGAGCAGGGTCATGGTTTGTCTCAACGCCATGCTCATCCTTGACTGTGCCCTTGGGGGCAACAACCAGTGTCTTGCCTGCATTCTTTGCGGTAATCAAAGATATAGCGATGAGGGTCTTACCGCACCCGGTATCAGCAGAGACAAGAGCAGAGTCAACGCAACCAACTGAGGAAATGTAGTCGAGTTGCCCAGGATAGAAGTTGAAGTCATTAACGAACTCGTGCATCTCAAGCCGAGAGCGAATGTCATCAAACTTCTCGCGATACTTAGTACGAACATTGGGAATGGCAGGCTTGTCAAAGAACTCCCACACTTGCTCGCCCTTGATTTGCCTGTCGCCCACCGCATGGTCGCGAAACATAATCATGCGTCCTGCATCATCAGTGAAGCGGAACGCATCATCCTTGCCGACAAGCATCATCTCATGAGTCATGGCATACGATGACCGAGTCTCCTCATTGAAGTGCATCTTCTTGCGACGAAACGGTACATTGTACTTTGGCGCAGACCTGCTGAACGCGTATGTCCTGCCTTCAGTGATGAACATGTGAGGGCCATTGACCGACTTGCGAGCAGTCAGTTCTTTGACTTCATCAATGTATGCAATCAACTCATAATCAGTTGGCTGCATGAGGGGTGGAGCAATAGTCTTGGACTCATTGAGTGCCTTGAGAATTACCCTGCGTGCCTCCGGCTGAATCAATACACGATTGTTATTAACAAGCTGTATCAATCTATCTCTGTCATCAACACTCGTAGTGAGTGCCATCGGTGTGCTACCGCGAACTAGGTCAAGAGCAAGCTCAACCTTGTCGCCTAGCCACCCTGAGGTATCAACCCCTAGCGTACCGCTGGAGTTGACCCATAGGTCATATGCGTGCATTAATCTTTAGTAACAAATGGGATAACTTGTAGGTTTGTCCCCATGGTTCTTGTTACGCTCTTTACTTCTTTGTACTCTTCATGGAGAAAGTCTCTGACCTTCTCCGCATCTTCTTTACTCTCGAATATTGCAGTAGTTCCGTCTTCTTCGTATTCGACAAAACTATACTCATCGAGGACAACATATCTTGTTGTTAGCATTTTATTGGGTTTGTAATACCACTTTCCAAATTGAGGAACACGCCTCTAATGTCAAGTGATGTTCGTCTGAACAATGTCCAAACAAAGTGTAGTGCATGGTTTGCAATCATGGAATTTATGAACAGGTCTTGACGATAATACTGGTCGATGCAGTTGGGTTCCTGAGGCTCATCGCCCTCGGTTAGTTCCTTGTCATACGGGAATGGTAGGTCACCCTTACTTTGCCCAAGGATAACTTGACCGGAAGCCCGTGAGTTACCGCAATCAATTATGTATGCATTGTCATTGTACTTAGCTTCACTGATTTCTTTGCGAGATGCTTTTGTGTCTACACAAGCAATACAGATGTGAGCTTTGGTATAGTTAGGTGCCTTACGCTTAACTGCTCGCCAATTCTGTCGATAGTAAAGGTTTACGCGCTCAATTAATACAGAGGATTTGTACTCGCCAACATCTGCTTCGTAGAATGCTTGCCTACCCACATTAGCATGGGTGACAATATCAGGGTCGTATGCGGTGACATGTATGCCAGGATGATTGAGTTCGCTAAGTGCTTTTGCAATCCTAGCTAAACCATTAATCACATGGCTACCTGTACCGCCACATCCGTAAACATCAATAAGTATTTTGTCTTCGGATAGATTTTCAATTTTATGTGACATTTTAAAAATAGATGGTGATGGGGCAGGTTACTGGTCATCATGCAGATTTGCTGCCTGCACTCTCATTGTCCCTTCATATCCTTCATTAACTAAGGAAAAAGACATGCCTATGGACCCCATCACCTGATTATGAATATAATTACACTAATCGAATATACATATGTCTATGTTACACGAAATAATTAATAACAAAATATAAACTCGCTAATCGTTTTATTCAAAGCTCGATTGTTATATTTTGGTTCTTGGTTAAAAGCGGACATGAAGAACGCATCCTCCCATTGGTCTCTGTCCTTCATCTTTTGAGTTTTAGGTAGTCGCACATTGCATGAACCCATGGCTTCGCCATGAACATCAATACCCCTAAATGGCGCGGCGAAAAGTGGCGTGTCATCGGTTGGCTCACCCTTGAATGCTGCAACGAATAACTTGTGTGACTGCACCTTGAATAATAGTCTTGGCATTCGGTATTGCTTGCGTGGCTTATCTACAACATCTAGGTATCGCATCCCTCCTTTCACCCACCACACCATTTTGTCTGCACTATAGTATAGTGTGTTAGGTTGGTAGCATAAGTCTTGTTTCTCTTCATCCGGCAGGAGTGAATATAGTTGCTCCTTACTGAATGGCTCAGGCGAATGAAACCTGCCTTTGTCATGCTTGAACATAACAGCAAGGTTTTGTTTAGTTTGCTCGTTTTTATAAAAAATCAATCCCTTGATGATTTCGAAATCAAAAGGAATAGTGGTAAGAGATTTCCTTAGAGTCATGTGATAAGTATTTGAATAATTTTATAAACGGAGCGGAAAGCTCCATGATTTCTTGTAGTCTGTCGATTGAGTGTATTAGTTCGGTGCATGTGCTATGCACTCCTGTCTCCATGTGGTACATACCAAGGTCATCAAGTGCTAACCATGACAGGTCATTGCCACGCTCAATACCAAAGTCTCTCTGACGCTTGGTTCGCTTGTTCTGCCAAGGCACAGTGTCGTGCCATACTGCTAGTCCAATAGGAAACAACTGAACATCATCATACTCTCTGTAGTTATCTTCCCACTTTTTGTGGGCTTCCAAGCACTCGTTGACGATTCTTGTTAAGTTTGGAGGTAACTCAGGCACACCATTCCAATCACCGACAGGCAAATCCCATACATCTAACTGATGCTGTTCATTCCACTCATATCCGCCGTACGGCTTGCAAGAGAACTCTTGCACAGTGTTAGGATTCCACACATGTAGCGGACACTTCTCAATTAACCATAACAGAAATGCACCCGCACGCTTGTAGTGCCGGTCAATGAGACCCACTCGACCGCCAACTGCAAAGGTAGTAACACCTGAACAGTGTGGGTCGATGAAAGCATATATGCCCCCGTCTTGTGTATGTGCAACACGAACAGTGAGGTCAAAGAATGGCTCTGAATCTCCATGCGCAATACTGTGTGCAATCTGTGTCAATTCATCATCTTCGTCAGGCTCCTTCTTGAATTGATAACTAGCAAGCCGAGAGTGATGATTAATATCGAGCGATACTCGTACATTGGTCGGGTAGATTGTGGGAACTCTCAGAAAAGGGGCGGCAGGGCAAGGGACGGTAGCGTCCCCTGTCCCTGTTTCGGTAACCCCGTCTGGATACTCGTAGATAATGTTAACCATTGGTCGAACTCATCATCCTTTAGTTCCGTAGTTTCCTGACATTGCGTACCCTGTTTTCCCTTCGAGCTTCCAGTTTTGCTGGTCGCCGTCGTAGAATGGTCCTGCGATTTCTCCATTTGTTAATGATGTGTATTGTCTAGCATATAACTCCATAACTTCGCGTGGGGTCATGGTAGGGTCAGGGTCAGGCAACTCCTTACCATTAAACTTGAACACACGCGTCAATTTATCTTCTTCGATACTCATTTCTTCCTTCCATTTGTAGATGACAATGCAAACCTAATAGGCTGTAGCTCCTGTAGCTTCTGCATCGCATCCTTTTGTATGGTGAACTGATTTGTGTAGAAGGAATCCGTCCTTGCTTTATGAACACGTTCAACAACTACAAGACTTGGTTGCTTACTGGATGCCTTCCATTCCTTTCCATACACAAGATAGTTGAGTTCCATCATGATTTCCACCGCCCGCGCCCGTTTGTCTTCAGGGATAGAACCCCATTTTGTTGATACTGATGTTTCCCTTGTCAGATGTTTCGAAATACTCGCATCTATTTTTGCAAGGTCATCTACCATTCCCTTTGTGAATTTGCCATATCCATTGGGTCTAGTATTAATCCATGCAGTATATGTCTTAGAGACAAAGCCGAACTTCTTGGGGATAGTCCCTTCCTTTCCATTATGTTCAGCCAATATCTTCCGCGCATGATTGGATAACACTTGCTTGGCAGTTTTCTCTAGTCTCTCACCCTCCTCCTTCTGTGCTAGTCCTTGCTCCAACTCAAACACTGCTTCGGATAAGTCTTGGTCATGGTCGACTTGAATTCGAATAACATCATCCCCGTCATCCATACTTGCTCCTGATTGCTCTTGTGCTTCAACCAGGGTATCTAGTTCATCTTCCATCATATTCCTAACTCGGCAATCTCATCTGCCATTGCATCTTTATTGTCATCAAGCCTGCTTGTATTATCAGAGAACAAGTCTCCCTGTTCAGCTGCCTGTGCTTTGCGTGCTTCCTCTTTCTTTTCTGCCGCTGTCTTTTTCTTAACAGCAGGCTTCTTGGCAGGTGTTGCTTTCTTGGCAGAAGCTTTCTTAGCTTTGGCAGCCTTGTCCAACTCTGCCTGTATTTGCTCCAGGTTGTCCTTGCCTTCCTTGAGCTTGGATGTCCACTCTTTAATCTTGGCAGGAGACTCTTTATCTAGCTCTTCAGCAGTACCTTTGAGGATGAATGGGTTTTGCAATACAGACTTGTCTGCATCACCCAGTTTCAGTTTATCACCTGTTATTTTGGGTAGATATATTACTCGTATTCTGCCGTCATCCATTTTGGATGCGACAATCTCTACTTGATAGCCTTCCTCAAGCAGATGTTGTATGTCTGTTATTTTCAATCTTCTTTAATCTTTTTTATTCTACTTGGATGCCTAAGTTTCCTTAGGGCAATCGCTTCTATTTGCCTTACTCTTTCTCTTGTGATGCCCACGCTCTTGCCAATCTCATCAAGAGTTAATGCGTATCCTTCAGGCAAGTGGTCGCGAGCCCACGCCACAAGCTTTTTAAGCCTGTGACCTGAGTCGCCGCCTGACATACGAGGTATGCTAATTCGCATTCCCGTACGACTGTTTGTTCCTGTTATGCACCCTGCTGTGCCTCTCATAAATCACGCATTGCGTTGAAGAGAGAAGCTACCTTCTTCTCCAACTTGTCGAGACGGGCATTAACCTCAGTAAGGTCAACCTCAGGTGCAGGAGTATCCTCCGGAGGTGAATCATTCGCCACCGCAGTACGAGTGACAAAGTCAGAGAGTGCATCAAGCAGACGCATCTCCGAATGAGCGTGGCTCTCAACCTTGGCAATGCCGCCTTCTTCAAGGCGTTGCTCATGCTTCATTGCCTCCTCATGGGTCTCATCGAAGTCCCCATTGTCATCCTCATGAGGCTCACACTCCTTGCCATTGGGGCAAGGCTCACCATTGCAAGTCTCCATGCAATCTTCTTCCTCTTCCTTCGGCTCATTAACGATTGAAACAGGAGCCTGCTCGGCCGCCGCAATCTTCTGAGCTTTCTCCTTTTCAGCACGTGCAAGAGCGACCATGTCGACCTCTTCCTCTTCTCTAGGAGCATCCTCACCAATGTGCATATCCGGACGCTTCTTATCGAACTCACCCTTATTCACACGCTCAAGCCACTGCTTGTAGTATCGGTCTTTTGTTTGAGCAATGAATGAATCTTCATCACTCGCACCCTTGTCAGGAGCATCGTCGGGCTTAGGTAAGAATGACCACTCGTTGTCATTGGCGACATTCATAATGGTCATAATCTTGGGGTTAACACGCTTTAAGCAATTTCTGACGAAGTTGACTTTGACTTCATCGCCGTGCTTTGCGGCTCTCTCTTTAAGCGCTTCGTACAAATCAACGAAAGCGGCAGTTTTATATGTTTGTGACATAAATATTAAGTTAGTAATTCAGCTTGGAATATTTGCAGTTCTTTGAATGCTTGTCGTAAATCACCACCTGATGCTTTGGCTGCATTCAGAGCCACATATTCAGGGCAGTTTTCTTTCACTATGCGTGATAGTCCTTCCGAAATTTCATCTACAGGAGGATAGTCGAGGTGGTATTTGGTGAGTCGCGAAAGAAACTTAGTGGATAAATACTCATCCTTGTCAGTCTTCGACAACTTGAGGGTTGCCTGCTTGCCTTCGGTAGCAACCTTGGCGTTGGTTGTACACATAACCAAGTAACCTTCAGGCAGCTCATCCTCCAGCCAATCAAGCATTAAGTCTTGAGCAGCAGGCTGTACCTTGTCGGCTTCGTTAATAATCAACGCACGATTGCCATACATCCATGACATCCTGGTCTCATTTATTAAATCCTGTACCCACTCTTTGGATACAGCACGACCCATCCATGATTTAATACAGATGGAACGATTACGCTCATCAGGAACCCACTTGTTACTAAGTAGTCTTGCAATGGTTGTCTTGCCACATCCGGGGGGACCTGACAGAACATACCTGCCTGAGCGAGCACGACCTGTTTGCTCAGAGAATGCATCGAGTTGCGTCTCTATGTTTCTATATATCTGTTGAGTCTTCGACCCAATAAGCTCATCCACATTGGATGGTTGCCATGTTGACCAGTTCTTCAATGTTATGCGTCCCCTTGTGCGGTAATTATTCTTCGTATTTGGGTATATCCTTCATCATCACCGACGTAGTATTGACTAGGTTTTCTGAATCCTTGGTCTTCAGACTTGTCAAGGTGCACAAGAATCTCACGAATATCTCTTGTCTCCTGCACGGTGTTACAATTGTCACTGTAGAGTATATACTTGTATGTGTCACAAGCTAGGGAGTGACCAAGGAATGTTATCAGCTGTAAGCGTGACCTAATCTCAAAACAATTTGGGTCATCCCAAATTATAATGTAATAGCTTAGGTCTACGTCATACTCGCCCTCATGCACACAATCAGTGTGGTATGCTCCTTTGCTCATCTTGGATTTGATGGTAATTCAGCGGTGCCATTTATATCTTTATTGATGCTCCTAACCAATGCCAGGTCATATGCGTTCAAGGCATTGAACCAAGAAGCATTGGCATCATTGATATGGATGGTATTTTGTATATCAGGTTTACCGTCGGCTTGCAGTGGACCAATGTATCCGTCCGTCTGTATATACGAGCCAACGCTCGGTAGTATTATTTGGTCTGTCATAATAAATTTGTTTGAACATTATTGTGAATGATTGATTGCCCGAACTTGCGGGCTGACTTAATCCTTTTGCGAGATGTACGCTCCTTGCCTGCCATGCGGTCGGCAAAGTCATAAGCAAACGAGTCAGCAGAATGGATTCGGTCTTTGATGTTAGCTTGTGCTAGACCTGTCTTCTTGAACCCAAACAGATGCACCTTATGGTACTCGTAATTAATGCAACTGCCTAGCCTGTCTAGTATCTGCGATACAACCTCAGGATTAGTGTTGCGTTTACATGTAGAGCCAATGCCTATCCAATGACCTGTATTGAGTAGCTCTCCTGTATGCCCATGGTAATACGGTCTGTCCATGAACGGGCAGTGCCACTCCTTACCATTCCAATACCTTCTATTAGATAGCTCATTGCAGTACTTAATGTAGTGGTCGTAATAATCCTCGACCTCCCATCCTTGCAGAACAGGCATGACCGGAACTTTGAGTCCTTGTTTCACAGCCTCATCCATGATGTCGATGTACCTTTTAACTGTATTGTTCTGGTGTATTCTAACAGATGCTTTTCTGCCTTGTGACTGCAGTTCAGTAATAACGCTTGGCTCACACATATAATCCTGTGTGGCTATGCAAGCTAAGTCTCCTGCATCCTGAAAGCGTACGGCTAAGCGTACATACTCGGCAGGAGATTGTATGAAATCTCCATACTTTGTAACCTGCGTGAATGCTCCACTATCTAACATCCATCGCCCAACACTAGGGGGAGATTTTCTCCCCCGTAGTGCATAAGCGGATAACATGGCACCTGATTGGCAGTCTGAACCATCAGGCATTATTTCAGTCCTAGATAGTTTGTGTGCCTCCGAGAATCGGTCGGTGCCTGTGAAGTATTCCTTCATTGATTTAGTGCACGCTCAGCCTCTTCTTCTGTAGCGTAATACTTTTTCTTAGGGTCGTATAGCTCTTCGGATGTATCATCCCAGCAGGACCAAACCACTTTCCCGTCTTCAATCGTGAAGTAGTCATCACCCTCTTCAAAAGGGTAGACAACATCATCATCCTCGTAATCGAGAAATGTGTCTCTTGGCTCAATGGTATCAAGCCTTCTGTCTCCTAGCTTCATTCTTTGTAGAATTTGTGCTCTCCTGTGTATAGAGCATCCAATGCCCATCTGACTGCCTTGTAGTCTTGCTTGCCGTCATCGTCATACTCCCACAGCTCCTCTTCGCCAATGTTCACAAGGTCATCTTTTTTGCCTTCATACCACTCAGTCGCAGCCCATAGGATGGCGGTTAGTATATCTTTCGCATCTAATCTTCCGAGCAGTTCCCAAGTGGGTAGCTCGAAGTTCTTGTCAACCCACTCATAGTCAGTTGACGATAGTATTTCTTTATCCATGTATAAAAGGAAGGAAAGGCATAGGTATGCTTCCTTCGTGTTCATGACCAAGTATTTGCTTGGTCAAATAATCTATGCACTTATCCAAAGCTGGATAAATGTCCACCATGTCACACACTGTGCCATAGGAGTATATAACAGTTGTATGGTCACGCGCGAACTCCTTGCCAATCTCAGGCGTAGTACCATCTGTTAGTTCCCGGGAGAGAAACATTGCTACCTGTCGAGGAAACGCAATGTTGCCTGTCCGCCTCCTTGAAAGGAGGTCGGACATCTTAATGTTGTAGTAATCTGCTACAACTTCCTGAATACGATTAATAGTTGAGCCACTCATCATATCCAATTGGTTTTTCGTTACAGTTTATCGCCATCGCGTGATAGTTTTCGTATTTTTCTCGCAACGAACCGCCAGTATGCAGACCCATGTTGTCATCATGTTGGTATGCATCCTTCGTGTCGTTGCAGTTATCCCAGTGGTCATACGCTTCTTGCATGACCTTATCGTAGTCATCGGGGATATCGATAAACTCAGGTTTACCATCCTCGTCTAGGTATTGTGTTGGTATCATTGTATGTGTGCTGAATCCCATGTATTGGTAGCTTGGTCGTATCCATCCCATATAATCCCACGGGTCTTGCCCTTGATAATCATACGGGGTTGTTGCTTCCTGTTGTGCGTATGGAAGCCTCCATCAGACTTGATACTCTTGACGAACCGGCATTCGTTTTTGTAATGCACGGTCATTATATCAATACCTGTCTTTTGGTGCATGGGCTTATTGTAGTGTGCCCACCATGTGAGTCTGTTGGTCATCAGGCTGCTCTCTTCTGTTGCTCCTTCAGGTCATCAACAAATTCCTTCGCACGCTCTTCGTCAGTCATGACGCATAGCTTATCCAGGTACTTGTTGTAGTTCGGCATGGATGGTTTGTACCCTTTTAGTAAGGGTAACCCTGCCTTGTCTCGTGCAGTACTGATGTTCATCATGAATGCTTCATAGCTTCCACGTGTCCTACCTTCATGCATGTTTAAGTGTACATTTCTGTACGCAGTCTTACTGTATTTCTCTTTTGCTTCTTGTAGGCTCAACATCTCGAGATAAGTATGCCATAGGCGAATCATCTCGGTCTTTGTGTATGTTTTTTTCACTCTCTATTCAATTTGTCGACCCAGTGGTCTTGTGCTCGTATTGCTTCCCCGTAGGTGGGAAAGAATTTCCATGCGGATGCCAATGGATTAGGCAGGTATTTTATAAACAAGCAGTGCCTCTTACCTTTCGGACAGGTACCAAGCTGCTCTTCATATAATCCGTACTCATTAAGCTCCAATGAGTACTGATTATCCTTACCTGCTAGCCTACCTACATTAGTCATCTTTAATGGTGGCAGTTACCACCTCCTCCTTTAGGCTGTATCCGTTATCGTTGGCATAATTGACAACCATTTCGTGAGCTTGTGAGTCAGTTGTGACATACATAACCTCCTTCTCCATGTGGCAAGTACCCCAATCAATAGTAACTTTAGTTAGCTCAATCATGCTGCCTTCTTCTTCGCCTCCTTCGCCTGCCTTGCAGAAATCTTGTAATGTCTATTGAACCACTTGCTTGCAGGTTCCCGTGAAGCATTCGTACGTAGTCCAATGAACTTACTCATCTCATTTTCATCAGCTAGGAATGTGCACTCCTTGTCAGCCCATTCAGAGAACACACCATTGTACACCTTCGCACGAAAGCACCATTCCCATAGTGTCTTCTCAGTTATCTCGTTCATACCAAGAAACATGGTGAAGTAGATAACCAATTCTCTTTTGGTCTCGGATATATTATCCCACTCCTTAACCTTTTTTGCATTCCAGTCTAAACTCATCGTTCGTTAGGTAGCATTAGTGTGTATCCGAGTGCCATGTTCGGCCAATCATCACCGAAGTCATTCGCTCCCCTAATTGGGATAGCACCCTGTTCGAGATAGAACTTCCAACGACCAGGGGGATGATTAGTGATGTTGTATGTCCTGTGATACGCAGGAGGAATGTCTGTGTCCTGCCTCATGGTGAGCATGGCAGCAGTAACATTAAGCGCATGCTCTTCCATTACTACATCCTCTACTAATTTCTTAGGGATGCCATGCCTGTCCTTGAGTATATTGTGTGTCTTAACATCAAATCGCACACGGTCTAATCTTTCATACCCTTGCTCATGTGGCACAATTAGTTCAACCACAAGGAACTGCTCTTTCTTGAGCCGATGCTCAGCATTAATGAGTATGTCGTTCAATAACCAGTAGGATTCCGCTAGCTCCATATGCTGACGGACACCCTCGGTGTATATGTATCTCTCGCTTGTTAATGGCTCATTGTTGTAGAACCGGTCGGAGCCACCCGACATCATTGCTCTTGCTTCCTCAAGTTGTGAAGCAAGGACTGGTGTTGCTGTTGTTGTCATTATTTGTATCGGACTTTTATCCATTCGGATGTGTCCTTTTGATTCCATTTGTATGTATGGGTGCGCTTCTTTAGCACCACACCCTCATACGGCATATCCTCCCACTTCTCAGATAGGGATTTCATGTCTTCGTACATCGCTCCCGCAAGTGATATGTCAGGATACTCTTTAGTATTCACTCTGCCTGATACGCAGTCGCTCGATGGCAGAGCAAATATGTCGTACTTAATTTCCTCCCAATATGGCTGAGCGGGCAACCATGCCTTAATTATATCGTGACGCACATGGTATTCGGTAGCCTCCTCACTTATTGGTCTGCCGTTCCAAGTCTGAACATCTCGTCTCCCCATGCTCCGCATGTCAGGAATATCGAGTAGGGCACACTTGCCTTTGTTCGGACCGGATGCAATCATCTCAATGTCGAATACTCTGCACCCTGTGTTCGGCGTGAATATCTCACGCAACTCTTCATATATATGTTTCGTGTCACATTTGGTATACAATCCGCCGTGTCGGTTGAATGCATTGCCGTGTGATAGTATAACGCGATGCGTATGTCCGCGCCCACCATCTGTACCTAACTTTACTTGCTCAATCCATTCTCCCCGTAGGTTCTTGAATGTATGCTCCGAGCCCCTGATTGGACGCTCGGGTGTGCCTGGACATATATTACTCACTTCAATGTCCATCTCGCTCATTTTACTCATTTGAATCGTGATATGGGTTGCTCATCATAGTTACTCACCTCCTTGAGAGGGTGCATTACAGGCAATGTGGCAGTACTACCTCCGTATTCATCTTTAGTGATGACTAGCTCATATGGCATGATGGTGAGGTCAGAGTGCTCGTACATCCTAGTCATACCACTCTCCATCTGTCGTACACGCTGGATACACTTCCACAATGATGACACAATGACAGGCTTGCCGTCCTCACATATCATGTGTGACCCTTCGATGTGATACTTTGGGTCAGGCGGGCATACTTCTTCCTCAATGCTCACCGTATAACTCCTCATCTACGAGGTCCTGCACCATCTCTGATGCATCCGTTCCATTGTCACGAATAACCTCGTTTACATCCTCTGCAGTAACAGACTTGTAGTGTGGGTTGTACCTAAAGAGCATACCCCCAGGTTTCCTGAATCCACAGTGCAATATAAACCCACGCTCGAGGCCTTTCTCAATCAGCTGCTCCTCATTCAGGTCGAAGTTGAAGTCAGGTGCATGCCTCCTCCAGAACTCTTTACTTGTGAAGCTCCTCATAGTCCGTACCACCAAGGAAGTGGTTTAGGTTTGGGTGGATACAATGCATCATTCAGCTCCCGTATCTGTTCAAGTAGCTCAGAAGACGGATGCTCAGCATACTCGCAGAACATTTGCAGTAGTACTCTCTTAGAGAAATCCCTATTCATAGTCCTGGGTCCGCATCTGAATATTCATCAATGTACTCATCATATGAGCCATTGAGTCCACGCGTTTCATGTTCTTCTTCTTCAATGCACTTACGCAGGTAGCGTTCCCGTTCATCGGTCTCTTCGTTATAGAAGTGTATGGTAGGAGACCATATTACGGTATCGGGTTTCAGTTTAGTTAAGCCTGGTAGAAGCTTATGAATGAGTGTGGTCATGGCAGCAACTGCATCATACTTGGACATATCATTCAGATTATCCTCAAACGCACCACGTGGGTCATACTTTAGTAACTGCTCTAGCGTGTAGTCATCATCGTCCACATCAGGCAGATAGTCCCAAAGTAACCACTGTGCTGCCTTCAGGGGTAATTTCTCTAGCAGTTCCATTCGCCATTCTCCTCGTTAATCATAGCGTCGTCCGACGCTTTAATACTTCTCAGTAGTCCTAGTATGGTAGTCTCATCATGCTCCATATCCTCAATAATGTGAGAAATATGCTGAGGCTCATTCATATCTTGTTCAGCTTGTGAGCGATACTCATTGTAGTTCGCCTCATCCTTCTTCTCCTCTTCAACAGAGGGTTGTGGTATGTAGTTATCTTTCATCGTTTTGTATACACGCGCTCAAACGGGTTGATGTGTATTTCATCTATAAGGATGAACACAACAGCCTGCTCCACAGCTACAGTGTAATTAATGTCCCTGAATGGGATTTGTTCGCCTGCGTCTAATCGTGCGGATGTCTTAGCGATAAGATTCGCACTCACAGTCTCTTTCTTTCCGGTAGACAAGCGCGTGACCACATAGCCTCCGCGCTTGCCTTCCCTAGACTCAATCAGATACTTAGCACCTGATTGGTTGCAGAATGTAGCATTCATTGTTCTTCCGTTAACTCCCATTTACCAACAGTGCTGCCGTTGCGGTCTTTTATAGACCCGCCTGCATTAAGCGTGTCGCCCTCCTTAAACTGAGCAACTCCCTCAAGTACAGGCACCTTCAGATGTGACAGGATACGGGATAATTCGTAGTCATCATCGAAGGCAGAGTTGTCGCAGGTGATAGTTAGATTAAACTTCATTGCATTTTAGTAATAGTGAATCTGATTGTTACTACTTAAAATTAGTAACATATCAAGCATAACCGACAGATGCCAGGTGATATGCAAGTGATTGAGTGTAATCGAATGGTGTTGAGTCGAGCTTACGCTGATGTGAGCGCACAGTGACATTGTTATTGGCTAGCTTGCGTTGTGATGCTTGCAGTCGATTGAAGCGGAACTTCTGACCACGGTTGAAGAAGGATACGGCATCCTTAATCATCCAACCCTTTGGGCTGTTGATACGGTCTCGGTTCATCATGCTGCGCAACCAATCGCCTGACTTGCTGTTAGCAATCGTTACATTCCCGCTGGGGGCATTGATAATAAACGCAGGGCGTGCAAGACGCTTTCTGCGTTGTGATGTTAGTCTTTGATTTTTCATAGTAAATAGTTTTTTCATCGTTCCATCATCTCATCCCACTTCTCAGATAGGGTGTGTCCATCATCACCTGACTGTACTTCCTCGCAGAATTGCGCCCAATCATCAGTGGAAAACACATCATCCATGACTTGTGCTTGTTCCTCATCTGTGAGAGGTGTGCCGTCAAGATGTGTCAGGTCACTCATATTAATAACAAGTGGCTCCTTCTTTGGTGCACATGCTTCGTCTAGTACTTCAGTTAATGGTATTGTCATTATTGTTTCCTCCTTAGTTGTTTAATTAGCCTCCGCATTCTTTCAGCGGAGATTCGTTTAGGTGTGTTGTAGAACATAAGTCAAGTTGTGGGTAGTGATAGTTATTTTGAAACAATATCAGCGAGTGGTGTGTAGCTGTATAGTCCGGCATCCTGCTTGGCACGGGCGTATGATGCGGCGTGTTCGTCAGGTGTGTACCCACCGAGGATGCACGCAGTGTCAGCAGTTGGTGTGTAATCTCGGTCGACTTTTGGCACACTACATCCAATTGTACCGGGCTTCTCGAACTTGAGTGGTACCGCTGGGGCATATGTAGACCCCATTAACCTATTATACATATACCCCAATACATCCTCAGGAGTACGCAGGTTGTCATGTGGCTTGGTATTGTCGATACCCGATAGATGTACGAAGCGTGGTTCTGTGCCGTACTTTACATGAGAAGGACCGGCATGTGGATGCATACCCACAAGTGGACGGATGTCTGATATTGTCTTCATGATATTGCGTTGTTGATGGCTAGCCACAAGTCGGCACGCCATTCGATTTTGTCTGATGTTAGTATGTAAATATTATCATTCGATGAGTCAGCCTCGAGCAGGTCGAATAAGTTGAAGTCCTGGATGGCAAGCGCATCCTCGGCAATGGTCAGGTCGAACACCAATGGTATGTCAAATGGTGCAAGCTCTAATCCTTTTGGTTTTTTAGGAAACCGACGACGAGTGTTACTCCTGTACGCACGGCTACCCTTGGTAGTCATCGCAATGCGACCACCCATTGGCTTGGCATATACTTTGCCATTTCTCATGATAAATCCTTGGTTAAGGGTTGAAGTTATGTAGTAGACAAATACTGATGCACCCTGCCCGTATTGACAGGGTGCGCATAGGTTTCGGCTATTAAAGCCTCATCAGTACTACTTTGAAGAGAGTTTACTCTTCATGTGTGCAACTATTTCACCCGGTGTTGCTGCCGATGCTTTCTTCATCTTGCGACCAAGTGTGCCGGACAACCTGAATGATGTTGTACCATTCTTGTTGTGCTTCAGCGTATTCTTAGAGAATGTCGCTGTGTTTGACTCACGATGCTCACGAATCAAATCGAATGTTGCATCGATTGCCTCATCGTTGCAGAAGTTGTCGAGATAATCCTGCTTGGCTAACTTCTTAGCCTCGCCGTAAGACATTGCATTTATGCCTAGGAAATCAGTTGTACCATGAAATCCTGTCTCATCATGGGAAATCTGACTTAGAACATATTCATTGTCAGGCAAACGATAGCCACTTGGTACGCTGTATGACTTGTCTTCACGAATAGCATTGAGCTTGTCGAGAATCATTTTAGTAGTCATTACCTCAGTGGTCTCCTCGTCGAGTATGGCTTTAGCATTGGCACCATCTATAGCCTGTTCACTCAGTCTAAGTATTCTCTCAGCCTCAGCACGGTCAGATTCTAGTAATGCATCGAAGTGTGTTAATGTTGTATTATTCACTTTGTATCCTTTGGTTAGTTGATTGTTAATACTACACTTTGTAGTAGACCAAATCCCTTCTCATCAGTGGCTTAGAATGTGGCATGAGTTGCCTCGCTCCCTGAATCTTTTACGCTCCCTGTGTTTATGCGATATTATCGGATTGTCAGTGGAAGTTATACACGACTTGGCTCCACCCTACACTGACCACTCCCGAAGGAGGTTTTGTGCTTTGCCTTGGCAAGTTGCTTTCCGTACTAGGTAAAAGTGAACTTGTTTTATCCTCGACCTTTTAGGTTGCTCTTGACTCAATCTTAGGGATTACTGCCCCTAGGTTAGATTGACCCCGTCTTAGCATGATTGCCCCGTTAAGACAATCCCTCGCACGCTGACCCTTTAAAGACTATTTTTACCAATGTTAACCATTGGATAGCCTACCATACCCGAGCACTCGCCCTCCTCTGACTACTGACCCAACCAAGGGTGTTCGCCTCCGAGCGAGATACCGTTACCTGTCGCAGGCAGAGCGGATAAGTTAGATTATAGACCCATGACTTTTCAGGCGGCTTGGCAGTTTCACTCCTTAGCTTGCAATCGAATGCACGTCTCGAATAGTGACTCATGGCGGGTAAGGTTTCCCTCGCTTGGTGAGCGAGTTTCACCCTTGGGGTAGTCAATCCCCAATCCGTACCCCGTACGGACAATGTGTAATATGTATGAATGTTAAGCATTGTACCCATATAAACCCCACGAAATCAGGGGTTTAGGGGATTTCTGTTACTACCTGTGCAGTTAGTAACACACCCCCCCCTTGGGGGGGACGGCAAATTTGGCTGTGCGTTGATATATACCCTCTTTCTCGGGTTTCCATGGATTTGGAAATTGCCAAAAATAAAAAAATTGGGATTTTGGGCTTTGGTACTACGCCATCGTAGCTCAGTTGGTAGAGCATTCCACTCGTAATGGAAAGGTCACCGGTTCGATTCCGGTCGATGGCTCCATTGAAAAACTAAAGTTGTACTTTAGATTTGCAGGGTATGTTACAAGATATAGGTAGTAACATCATTGACTATTGGTTTTTAAGGACTTAGAATGAAAATAGTGTGGCTGAGCTAGCAGAGAGACCTAGATACGCGCTTCAGGGCAGACCTGAGGTAAGGGAAGCTATGTCTAAGCTTGAGGACAAGTGGGAGCAGGGGGAGCATGTAAAGGGTGATGCCTGGGTGAATGTTGTGAACGGAGGCTTAGAGCATCAATTTATCAACGGGCTATATGTGAGAATGGTACGATTACCCGCGGGAATGTGCTTTACTACTAAGATTCACAAGAAGGAACATCCATTTTTTTTGATGTCGGGCAAATGTCGGGTACTCACAGAAGAGGGAGTTGTGGACATGGTTGGCCCGATGATGGGAGTTACTCCACCTGGCACAAAAAGATTAATGTATATCGAGGAGGAAGTTGTGTGGTACACAGTCCACCGCACAGATATGACAAATCCACAGGATGTGGAGGAAGAAGTCATAGCTAAGGACTTTGAGGAATTTCAATTTTCAGAAGAACAAATATTAAAAATACAGGAGAAATAAAATGGCATTTGTAGCAATACTACCAACAGCAGGAACTTTACTCACATCACTTGGGTCTATGGCATCAGCATTGCCGGTAATCGGTGGCACTCTTGGGTCTATTGGAGGTGGACTAGGTGGTACACTTTCAGCACTTGGTGCGGGCAACCTAACGGGAGCATTAAGTTCTCTTGGAGGCATGGGTTCAGGACTATATACTGGTGCTGATAAACTGCTTGGTGGATTTCTTCCAAATATCGGTGGGGCAGGGATTGTCCCCGCAGAAGGATTTCTTGGTAGTGGTGGTCTTAATCTGCTCACAAATAACCCAACGTTTGGTGGCGGTCCATTTAGTGATGTTGGACTGTCCCTTGAGGAAGCAGCTCTAAAACAGAACGCCATGGCAAACCCTGGGAATTTCTCATTGGATGAAATGGGAGCTATGGGATTAAATCCCGCAGGACTTATGCCGGGTAATGCCGGTGGATTTTTTGGCATGGGTGGTGGCGAAGGTGGTGGACTTATGGGAATGGCAAAAGGATTAAAAAAGAAAGTCGACCCCGTCCTTGGACCAATTGCTGGATTCACAGAGGAACTAAAACCATTAATGAATGTTATAAATTCTGCACAAGCTAACCCACAAGGTACCACTCAGACTCCTGCACAACGCGCTCAGGATGGTACGCCGAATAAATATGAGCCTGTTCAGAAAAGTTCCCCTGTTGTTCAACCCGTAAATATTGCTCCACCACAAAGCCTTCAGAGTGCTTTCGCACAACCCATATCTTATGTACCTATCGGTGTGGAGGAGACGAAAGAGCAAAACGAAAAGCAGGAAGAAGAATTTCGTGAAATGCTGGAAGAAGCTACTGATTTTCTTAAGAATGTTCAGAGCAGTTCAATGTACGCATGATTTCGAAGCGCAGGTTCTTTGACTGGATAAAGATAGCTTTTGTTAAAAGGAGTATACCTGCATGGCCAAAAATAATTCGAGCAAGCTTACGCTTGCTCCTTAATGGACGGGTTACTCGTCCATTATGGAGGTCAAGGATTCGTTCGTGCACCTATTGCCCCGTGTACAACTTTAAGAAGAAAGTGTGCCGACCCGAAGGAACAAATATGGGATGCGGGTGCTATGTACCTTATCTCGCCCTGGTTAAAGAAAATAACTGCTGGGGTAAGGATAAATACGGAAAGAGTTTCGGATGGAAAATATAGAACAGAATAACCGGCTGAAAGACGCAGTTGCTACTCAGAATATTCTAAAAGCAGAATATGAGTATCTTCTTAATCGTGAAAAGAAATTAATTCACGAGAAAGAACTTATACTCACAAAGCTTTTAAAATTGAAAGCTGTACTAGCGTCTACAGACTAGGTTGTGTGAACATAACACACCTTGAAGCTCGTCGCTACTTAGTGACGAGTCTGTCTAACTCTGACAATATTCACTTAGCTGACCTCGACGAATATGATGGTTTCGGCGAGTGCAGCTGTGAATACTGGCACTTTAACCTTGGTCCGAAGCTGAAGGCTGGGGTTCGCCCGTTTCGGTCGTGTCGCCACCTTCGGGCTGCGCGGGATTTTGAGGCGCGTGCCTTGAGGCGTAGTATATCTCAAAAGCAGAAAACAGAAGCGCTCCCATAGCATCGCTTAGTTTCATGCTATGATTTGCAGCTCCATGATTGAGCACAGTTTGCACGAGCTGCTCGGTCAATGGAGCTTCAGGTGTTTCGTTAGTATTTTGATTTTGTTGATTTTCTTCTGTCATAATAAATAGTTGTTTTCTCTAGCCCATCTTGGGTTTTCGTGAATATGCATGTGGCACATCCGGCACACACTTAACCATGTATCTACCTCTAAATAATTTTTCCCTCTTTTATCTTTATGGTGAACATCGGTTGATTTCTTCTTGGTACACACCTCACAAACTGGAAGCTTTTCAAGAAATTCCTTTCTCAGCTTCATGTACTCCTTTGCTTCCTTTGCTCTTTTTTGACTTACCCTTCGCAAGGGGGTCTTCCTTTTCAATGGTTGCCGCCTTTTCATTTAAACTTACCTCCTTGGTAATTAGTTCTTTGCTTATACCTGACTCGGATACATGACCGTCTTCACCACCTACGCCATCTCGGGAGAGGCTCCACACCTCACCGCCTAGGTCTAAAATCATTTTTGCCTCATTATCGAACCTCACATCATCAATAATAAATATTTTCTCAGGCGACTCTTCTATTCTGTGCCTAGCTAAATTTACCCATATATCATCCGATATAATATTTCTTCCCCATTCCGTCCCCAAGGTCTGGAGGCAGTGCCTAGCGGACACACCAAGGTGAGGTATTATCCTTTCCTTGTCGTGCTTAATATAGTCCTCATGAACAATGCATCCGAGCATCTGCTTGAGTGGGGTGGCAAAGCTCATAACCCGCACCATTGAATCTAGTCCTTCTTGGTAATACTCAAATACCATCTGACTAGCTAAAGTCGATTTCCCCACACCCTTGGGACCCGCCAATCCTACAATTCTTTTCATTAGTCTATATCAAATCTTATTATTTCCCATAGCTCTCTTTCTTCCTTAGAACTATCCCATTCTTCCTGAAACGCTTTGCGTCTCCTAATAATCTTGTAATCCTGCTCCAGGCTTAATTCGTAATCGAACAAACGATTCTCTTGCAGGCAGTCTAGTGGAACTAATACCAAGCTTGTTCTGCCACCATCACCTGACATTGTGTGTGTCCATGCCCGACCTTGTGAGAGAAGGTGCTTAATCATATATTTCAATCTATGCACCTCCCATATTCTAATACCTAAAGATTTTGATGTGTCTACTGGACTTACTAAGACATTACACCACCAATGTGCATTGGTTGCCATGAATCCCGTTCTGATTATGTCATCTATCGACATATCATATCTTCCGTACTCAAAGGCTAGGTTTCCTGTCTTTGCCCACATCTTGTCTGCCTTTACCTCAACAGACCCCTCCCCCTCGAGCATTCGGCAAACTGTGGATTCCCACATTTCACCGAAGTCGAGTTCGAGGTCAAAGTTTGACTTGGGAGGAGTTGTTGGCATTACCAGCGTGGGTCGTCGTTAGACTCTTGCGACTCTTCTTTTGAACCACCAACAAAACGGAACTTTTCCATTCTTAATCGGGTGGCGGTAATTTTATCTCCGTTCTTCCCCTCGTATTGCTCATTGGACATGGAGGCGAAGATAAGCAAGGGTTCCCCCTTTTTTACCTTAGATAGTGCTGCTTGGTTCTTTTCGTTCCAAACATCTATGTTATAGAAGGACGCGTGTTCCCCGTTCTTCCGGCGTTCATTTACTGCGACACGGAGTTTCATCACTTTACCTCCTGAGGTATCTGCTACCTCAGGGTCAGCGACTACTCGTCCGAGCATGGTTACTTCGGCTGTTCCTAGCATATCGTTATATCCTGTTTTCGGTTGACTGAATGAAGTCGGATTGCACCGCAATGGGTGGCTCATCACTCAGATGTGAATCGACCTGCTCAACAAAGCGTTGAGTCTGACGGTCAAATTTTATTTTATTCCTAGAGTGTCCTGAGCGACCAAATCTGTTCTTCGCTACAATTACTGAACACTTCTCAGGGTCTTCACTTAAAAGTTCTCTATGGAGAAGAATTACCATATCCGCATCCTGCTCAATCGCACCTGATTCACGGAGATTGTGCATTCCTGGTTCTGTCTTGGATTTCTCCGACTCACGATTTAACTGACAGACAAGAAACACAACGCACTCCAGTTCCTTTGCGATAATCTTGCATGTCCTAGAAATATGAGCCACCTGTTGCTCCCTAGGCATATTTCTGTCATCAGGGGTCAATAGACCGCAGTAATCTACAACTACAGAATCAAGACTCCCTCTTCTCTTGAGTAGCTTACATGCTGAACGGATTCTAGCGATACTCTGAGACGAATCATCATCCACATGGATTGGCAGGCTAGCTATGTTCTGTAAACCACTCTTAAGTAGATTCCTGTCCTTTTCTGTATCAAATCCTGATGCGAACTTGGATAAGTCCACGCCTGAGTCAATAGCCGCAATTTTTTTCCATAGTTGGTCAGCAGACATTTCCAATGAAAAGATTGCGGTAGATTTTCCTTTCCGTCCTGCATGATATGCGAAGTTCATTGCTAGGGTGGTTTTACCTACGGAAGGACGGGCTGCTACAATGACTAATTGTCCGGCACGGAATCCACCATCTAGCACTCCATTCAACCAAGGGAGGTGAGTAACAATTGATGCCCCCCCTTGCTTTCTTTCTTCCTCTATCCTAAGAGCAGTGTATTCAGTGAGTTCACGCGCCGAACGCATAGTCCGCTCCTTCAAGTCCATTAGGCGATTTATTCTATCGTCTATAAATATGCAGATGTCCCTCGGGTCGGTTGCTCCATTTGCATCATTTAATTCGTCTTGAATGCTTCTAGTCAGTTTGTTTAGTTCCCGAAATTTTTTGGCTTTTACTAATCGGTCTACAAATTCTTTTCCCATCCGTCCTGTTTCGCACGCAGAGAGTACCGAGTCATCCCAATGGGGGTTGTCAATTAACCAAGCTTCCTTACCGCCAACAATTCTCTTAAATGCCCCAAACATTCCGAAGTCGTCGTCAGTATCCGCATCTTTACATGCGATGTACCATTCCTTGTATGATTTATTGGTAAAATGGTCTTCATTAATTCCATTCTCCAATGCGTAATTCCAAATCTCTAAGCTTGATGAATCTATGTCTTCAGGCCATCGAATCGTAGAAAGGAATCCTCTTTCTGCGTCTAAGTCAGTTTCCACTTTTGCTCCAAATATATCTAGTGCTCGATTGTTATCTATCCGTATCATATATAGGGCCTCCAGTCCCTTGGTAGTCTTCGTTTAGCCACCCGTGATTTGAAATCCATGAGTTTGGGTGGCAGAACTCACGACCTGCAGAACCTTCTTTTCTGCAGTATTCATTATAAATATTCGCTAACTCCTCCGCATTTACTCCGAATGCTTTTATGTCTTCCCAATTTTCCTTGATTGCTCGTGCAATTCTAGGAGGAAATTTCTTGCTATCGACTGCCCCAATAAAGGCTTTTGTAAAACCTGTTCGCTCGTCATCTGACTCTAATCTGTTCTCAGTCATCTCAATCGGTTCTTGTGCAACTTCCGGTACAGGTGGAGCGATAATAATTTGACTAAAATAGGGTGCCATCATTGACGCAATTCCCGCTCTTACGACTTCGGCAGGCTTTTGCCCTGTAAACCTACAATAGGTGTCTAGGTTGCGCTTAGCCTCAGCGGTTAACCTAATTGATAATCTAGCGTCCTTCTCGACCATTATTTATGCAATTTTCAAATGGACATGGTCCATGCTGTTCCATCGGGCAATGCCCACACTCACGCAAGCTACTGCATCCTCCTGCAAGCCACGCCCAAACCATTACTAAAATTAAGCAGAGGAGAATAAATCCCATGTCTTTGTATATATCCCAATTCATATTACCGTTATCTCCATCCACGTTTCTTCGTCTTTGTACGAACCGACTTTTTCTTCCGCGACTTCCAACTTGAGGTTTTTGGGGTCGTCTTCTGGAATAATTTCCGCAAGCCTGAGCGAATCGAGGAAATACTTGACGCCCCCAACGAGGTTGTCGGGGTCGCAGAGTCTGACCCTTCGGCTAATAATGCGGACTCTATGGCGAGCAAAACCGCTCGGTTTGTGTCCGATTTCTCCGCCAGCCTCTCCCAACGATTTAACCTCAGCAGAGTATTTAGTGAAGGGGTTCTCTTCTTCACTCTTAGCGTTAGTTTTTCCCCTCTTTGCATTACTCACTTGATTTTCGAGATTGAAGAAGACTTAGGCTTTGACTTAGCAATGTCTGACAATCTCATCTTTAAATCTTTCCTTGCATCGGCAATTGACTGCTCGGTCTTTTCTGCCCAAACCGGAACAAGAGCTTCTATCGAAAACCTCATGGACTCTAGCAGGTCTTCCCACTTAACTATGTTTGTGTCCATGAGTTGCTTAGCAACATCTCCCGCCTCATAGATAGTCATGCTTCCGCTGTTTCTAAGCTTAAAGCCAGGAATATCCAATCCCTCTCCTAGTTTTGCTTTAACAGCCGACTTTACCGCTTTTGCGAATGATTCCATAAGTGGAACCAACTCCATTGCGTCTGAGAGTTCCTCGGGTTTATCCAGCCAATTTTCCATAATGTAAAAGTTTGTCAGTTATAAGTTTTCGTAGGGCAGGGCAGAAAGGTTGTCCTGCACACCACTTGCATTGTTTGACCCCTGCATTTGGTTTGGGGTTTGGTTTGAGTGCTTCTTGCGAAGCAGTTGTAAATTCTTCACCTTTTGTAAGAAGTAGTTCCCTTGAGTACGCTACCGTGGTGTAAGTGGGGTCATTGAATGGTTCAATTAGTGCTAGAAACACTTCTTCAATTTTAGGGTAATTTTTTACCACCAAAGCACCCTGTGCCTGAAGTTGAACATTCCTATCTGCGGGCTCATGGAATCCACGGAGCATTTTGTAGTCGGCAATAAATGCGCGATTTCCATCTAACTCCATGTAGTCCAATTGCCCGCTCCATTCATCATTCCACCACAACCGCGCCTCTCTTTCGATTTTACCATCAATCCCGAGTGTTTCCCGACACCACTCTAAAGCCTTGCGAGATTGTATTGCACACCTCCTTCTGTCCTCGTCTGCGATTTCTTCTATAGGAGTTTGCTCTTCCTCATTAAGGTGTCTTGCAGTTCCTTCATCGGCAGCCGACCTGTCCCCATACCACTCAAACTTTTGATTAGCCTGAAGATATGCAGGACAGAGCATGACTGCTTCCACTTTGGATGCCGACATTTTCCCGTCCCGTTCATCCCCATCTAGCGGAATATCCATAGTCTGCCTTATTTTGCCCTCGGTAGTAGACATCACCCTGCTTTGTTGAAGCTTTGTTTTCCGTTGGAGTTAAGCTCTTTGGCGGCAGCATCTAGTGCCATTTTGAAATCAACTGATTTTGCCTCCATATTCTTTACCATCCACCCAAGGTAATCAGGGTCATTTTTGAAAATCTCCCCCATAAGTTTACCTTTGTGTTTGCCTACCTTGCACACTACTTCTTTCCATTTGAACTCCTTGAGCTGAATTCCGTCCTCCCCAATGTTCGTATCGACTGCAGTTTTGCTTCTGCTAGTGCTTTCTGATACTTCGTCTCGCTCGTTGGTTTGCTGGCGGTCGATTGCCTGTGACACTTCTTCGCTTGTCGCAATTGACGTATCAACTCCAATGCCGAGGAATCCGAGACATCTGCCGACAGCCGACGTTTCACAGTTCTCAACATAGGAAGTTGAATTAACCCCGCTAGTGCTTTGAATTTCTTCGGCATGCCCTGTTGCACGAACAAGACCGTCGCCATCGAGAATTTTAGCCACCATGACGACACGCTTGTCAGATATGTCGACAATAGACGTTTCAATCGACATATCTGAGAAATCAGGATGAGTCCGAAACGCCCGAACCCGTTCGTTGACTTGTACATAATCTTTTCCCTTTATTTTAGTTGTTTTTAGTTCCATTATAATTTGCCCTCCAGTGGCGCATACACAGGCACTCCCGTGTGTTGTTTATCATCTATAAGAGACATCACCTCTTCTTTTAAAAATCTAGGTCTTGAAATTCCCGGTAAATATTTTGGAGATATTAAATCGTTTTCGATTAGGTAATTTACGTACCTGTACCCACTCGCCCTGCTGTAACCAAGAAGTTTAAGAACTTCACTTTTGGTCAGCAATATAGCTGATTGTTGTTCTGTCTTTGCCATTACAATCATGTTTTACTGAATTGTAATTTAATTAAAAGCAAAGTTTATTAACATATGCAGAGTTCATGCAAAACGGAGAAAAACGCCTACAAAAAAACATTGACATTAATTTATTATTTTTTCATATTTAAAAAAGCATGACAAAAAAAGAATACGTCGGAATATCCGCACGAATCCCTAAAGATGTGTTTGATAAGATGTGTAAATTGCGAGATGTCCTGGAGTTAACGACAAATCAAATGTGCACGCATGCAATTGAAGATTGGATGGAAATTGCATTGCAGCAAACACCCTCACTAACAAAAAGACTCAGGATAGCCCGCTTCGCATTGAGTGATGCTTCCGAAGAAGAAAGGATAGAATGATGCAAATACCCAGTAACCTAAAAATTTTCTGTACTGATGCAGAGGAGCATGAAACTGAGTTTATTGGTGAAATTAAGGAGATTCACCTGAATGGAACAAAAATAAATGATGTTCATGACTTAACTGAAAAAGTTAGTGCCATGACTAGGACCATAAAATTCCTAGCTTGGACTGCAACCGGATTAGCAGTTATTGCGGTGGTGACGGTAATTTGGCTGGCATCTTGGCTACTCAGTCACGATTCAAGCATGGACCAGTTGCTTCTTACGGGCAATAAGCGGTACGACCAACAAGTATGGGATGCAAGTATGTGGAACTCGCATTGCCGTGAGCGAGCTTGGATTCATCTTCAGAAGTTCCAAGGTCTGCATTGGGACGAAGGAATACAGGATTGGGTAAACCATCCCTTTATAAAGGGAGAATGATTGTCAGCGATTTGTCAGCAAACTGCTGTATACCTGATATATAAAGGGTTTAATACCTCATTCGTAAAGAGGTAACCCAAAACTGAGGATGCCCCTCTAAATCAACAGAAACCCCTTGAAATATAGGGGTTTTTGCTTGATTACCATTTCCTTGTTTGTTTACATTTGTATGCGTTTATACTGATAAATGACGCTTCATTTGTCAGCAGATTTGTCAGCAAATGAGAATATACAGAGATAAAAATATGGTTTCCAAGGGTCGACCTAAATGTTGGTGCGTGGAAATAAATTATAAGGGAAAACGGAAGCGGAAATACTTTGAGAGCTATTCGGCGTCAAGAGGTTTTGATGTTAACGAATGGATACTTTCGTTTAAGGAAAAAGCTGATGGGCATGATACTCTAGTAAAGTATGGCATAGAACTTTACCTAAAGGATTACGAAGACCGCTATCCGGACGCACAGATACGAACAATTAGCCACCGACTATCTTGGTTGTTAAAGTGGGGTCTTGGGGATGTAAAAATAGATGATATAGATGAGTCATTTCTTGCAAGAAAGGTTTCTCAGCAATCATCTTGGACCACGCAAAGCAGTAAATTCACATACAAAAATGCTTTTGTGATATTCTTAAATTGGTGTGGCGCTGTGGGCTACTGTGAAAAGAGAGAGTGGAAAATTAAAACAATTCGCGTTAAACCAAAAGATAGAGAGATTGGAATCCTGACAGTAGACCAAGCAAAGCTTTTGCTGAAAAATATTTTACCGCAACACCAGGCGGCACTAGCAATTACTTTGTTCGCAGGGTTGCGACCTCAAGGAGAAATGGAAAAGTTAAAATATGAGCATATTAAGCACGGCGAATGGATTGATGTCCCTAGCTCCAAGACCCCACAGAGGCTCATAACGGGTCTTCCGGAAAATATATGGACATGGATTCCAAGGAACAAAAAGGGGCATGTTATGCCCTCGTGGAAAGGACTCAGCCAAAACAGGAAGCGCATTTCCCATAAGCTTGGTTTTAATTATGGTCAGGATTCAGCAAGGCACAGCTTTGGTTCTTATGGATATTGGGAGTTTGGGTTGGAATGGACAATGCATTCCATGGGGCACATGGATTATTCGACTTTCAAGAAATATTACAAGAACCCAAGAATTTCTAAAGAGGACGCAAAAAAATATTTTTCACTCGTGAATGTTAGACATTAATGTCTGACATGCACAAATATATTAGTATTTCTTTAGAAATACGTATGACACGCGCGCGTACGCGAGGCATTTGTCTGACACGTGTCATACATTTTGATTATTCCACCTTATTCCACCTTACTCCACCTTACGTGGAAATTCTTAATAACTCTTAGTTGATTTTAAGTATTTTGGTTTTTAATTTTAAAAAATGGCAACAAGAGATGAAATAGAAGCACATGACTTATATGAGCGATTGAGGCCCGTACTGGAGGAGTACTTCGACAACTGGTTAATCTGCGGACACAGAGCAGGAGATAAAAAACGAGTCGCACTTGGGCACGCAAAGCCGAAGTGGGATGATATGCAGAAAGTCCGAGATGAAATTACACGATGGCAAAAGAAACCCTTGGAAGATTCTAAGGAAATTCCCACCCGTACTGGTTAGGCTTCTAGCTAAGAAACCAGTAGCTACAAAGCACGTTCGCGCGGTAAGCGATGAAGAGATAGCAGTCCGTGGCGGATTGCCACTAGCTAATGTTAAGCACATTAGTAAGCAAATTAGTTGGGACAAAGTTCCGGTTGGGGATGCAGAAAAGTTTTGCATTGGATGCGGTTTTGACCCGTTCAATTGTTACGATAGAAATCGAGCAATGGCATATAATAGAACCTCCCCTAGCTATACTTACCTCAAGGTAAGTCCATACTGGGATAATACATTTAAACCCCTAATTGCTATTCTCAGTGCCGCGAACACACAAAATTAAATTCGACTCGTTAGCTCAGGCTTTAAAAGAGTTTAAGGGAGATTACGAAAAAACCGCAAAGCACTTTGGATGCACGGCAAAGAATATCCGAGAGAGAGTATATAAGGAACCGCAACTGCGTGCTTTGTATGTAAAGAATGGGGTTACTGACCCATTGCCGGACGAGAAGGAGCTTATGGTTCGCAAGCCGATTGAGCCAATAGTTCCTCAAGACAAGGATATGCTTGATGCAATAAATGAAAACTCTAGGGCTGTATTTAATAAAGACTTGGAGTCATTGTTATCTAATCCTGATAATGTAAAGAAGCTAGAAATATTTAAGGAGTTTGATGACTCAGTAGGTTTGCTCATGGCAGAAGCATTGCGGGTTACACAAAAAGTAAATATTCGGCAGAACATGAGTTTATTCGAAGTCACCGAGGCATTAAAGGAAGACCTCGAGATGGGTGGTATGGACACTGAGGAGAGAATGCTAAAAACAAGACTTATGCTGTCTGCATGTGAACAGCAGGGCAAATTCTTTGATAGAATGCTCAAGGGATTAGAGACAATGCTTAAGCTGACCGAGAAGTCTGAGAAGAAGGCAAAGAAGAAGAAACCTGGTTTTATGCCCCTTAAGGAATTAAAGAAACTTGAAGAAGCTGAATCATAAAGCTCTGCTTGAGCAATTCGAGGATGCGGTAGAAGACGCACCGAAAGAAGCTGAGCCATGGATACCTAGTCTTTCTCCAACACAAAGAAAGATATTTGATGACGGTTCCAAATATATCCTTGCATATGGGGAGCGTGGTTCCGGAAAAACTTACTCATTAGGAGGACACAAATTAGTCCGACATTGTTATGAGAACTTTAACGCTTTAGCGCTAATCATTGTTGGTGTTCGCTCACAGGCGACTATGGGTGGTGTTTGGCATAAACTACAAGTGGAGATACTCCCTGAGTGGGCCGAGGGCATTGACCTAGAGCATACTGAAGAAAGGCAGGACACCCAAAAGAATTTATACATTGATATTAAAAACCGCTTTGGTGGTTATTCTCGGGTGGTTCTTATATCGGTACCTTATGGTTCTATAATAAGAGATAGAATTAAAGGTTTTGAGCCTAGCCTTATATTTGTTGATGAGCTTACCAACTTAGATACAGATGACTACTTTAATGCGGTTGTTCAGCAGTTAGGTAGACGACAAGGAATCCATGGTCCCCAACAATACCTTGCCGCATGTAACCCCGACGGTCCTAGCCATTGGGTATACAAAAGATTCTTCGAAGACCCTTACGATGAGGAAAATAACTGGAATGAAGATTATGCAGTTTACCATGTTAAAATTGAGGAGAATTTAGCAAACCTTCCGGAGGGTTATTACGACCGAATACAGGAAGCAGTAAAGACAGACCCCGTCGAAGAAGCTCGAATGGTTAGGGGCGAGTGGATAGACCGAGATAGTGCTAGCGCAATATTTGCACCTTATTTTTCGGATGTTCTACATTTAAAAGGAGATTCCGATAATGGAATAATCCCATCCACAAAATATCCGATTATTTGCGGATGGGACCCTGGCTCGGTCAATACTGCTGTTGTGTTTATGCAAAACTTACCGAATGCCCCGGGTTCTCCGTGGATTGTGTTCGATGAGTTTGTGACTACCGAAAAAGCTAAGCAGAAACTACCCTACACAACAATCATTCCTCTAATAATGAGAAAAATGAGTTATTGGAATCGAAAGCTCGACCATGACTTTAAGTTTATACATATTTCCGATAATTCGGCATTTAATCAATATAGAGCAAAGCAGGGCTCATACGATGTTCAGGACATTCAAGATATATCCCAAAAGAAATCAGAGACCTTCGGGCTAGAACCAATAAGAATGAAACCCTGCCCGAAATTTAACGGGAGCGTAGAGACTAGGGTAAGAATAACAATCGCCAAACTCCAATCAGATGAATTGTTTGTTTCAGCCAAATGCAGAGAAGTTAAGAAAATGTTCAAGGGGTTAGAGTCTCAAAAGCAAGGCAAAACATATGACCCCAATCTTGCATTCAAACCAAAAAGAAGCGTTCACCTGCACGCATTTGACGCAATGAGCTATGTATTGCTTTATTACGACAGTGTGCCAGTTCAAAATGTTAGTAACTCATACATTATAAATATTGGCACTTGATTTTAGGATTGTTACTAATTAAAATCAGTATCATGGAAAGCATACTTAATATTGACTTAAAAAATAACCCTGAACTACTTGAGGACTTCGAGGACATATCAGCAGGAGATATAATCGAAGTAAAAGCTTCCTACAAAGTTTCGGAGCTCAGTGAAAATAGATTATCCGCTCCACTTGATGAGGTGTATAGCATCTCACTAAAGGAGGAAGCTGATGACGACGATGACTACGAAGACGAAGACGAGACGAAGACGAAGAGGATTCAGCACAAGAAGAGGATTAAGTCTCCTTATCAACCAACTAACACGCCAGCTTCTTTAATAATTGATGCACACTACGCAAAGCTTGGCATCAAGGAAAGATGGACAGAAGAAAGAGTAGAAAAGCTGTGCGCTTTCTTAAGAATTACTCTTGGGGAACTGGGGAGTCTAATTGGAGTTCCCCATGGTTGGTGGAAGGAACAGGTCCGTTCTACAAAAAAACTTTCGGGGCCAATATGTATTCTCCTTACAATTATAGAGCGTCATTATATGGCAGGATATACAGATGATGTAATAACCAACCTATTTAATTTCAATGGTAAGCAAGAAGATACTTGAGCAAAACGGATGCACCCAGGCAAGACTCCGGGAAATATTCACAGCTAAAAAAGGCAAAGACGCAGAGATACGAGAGAAGTTTCAGGATAAAATACAATCTCGCATATTAGAGGGAATACAGTTCGGTGCTAGAAACGCTAAACTATATATGTCTGTCGATGTCGCATGGGATGACTTGCCTATAAATAAAGCAAACATCCCCCTCTTGCAGTATGCTCAGGGCAAAATAACCATAGAGCAATGCGAGCAAAACCTGCAGGGATTAGGAAAGGCTGACGAGTTCTGCGAATATGACGAGGAGGGTAATTTAGCTAAGATAGATGCTTTGGCTCTATACCAGGTATCAGTAAACCTAATCCGCTCTTATGTGACTAGGCGGGTGGCAGCTCAGGTGAACCGGTTCTCGAACCTGTTTCCATATTTTAAATACGAGCCGAGAAGCACAAATGTTGAGGATAAGCTAAGGGCTGATGTTTTGTCTCAAAGAATAGAGATGATGACCGACCAATTTGGGTACCGTCACCAATGGGAGCAGATAATCAGGCAAATGTTTATGTATGGACATTCTGTTGCATTTCCCGCCGAAGCATGGACTAGGGTCGTGCAATGGCGTGAAGAAAAGAGTGAGCTTACTGGAGAAGACGAACTTAAGAGTTATATAGAGAAAGAGGGTGTAAAGTTTTTTACTCCCCACCCAACAAGGCTAATGTGGGATACCTCTAAACCTTTGCATGACATCAATACGGATGTTGGTCCTGACTGGATAGGATATTGGGATATCGTCAGGTACGGCGACATGAAAGAGAATGTGGATAGCTGGAACATAGATGAGATAAGCTATACCAATAGCCTTACAACTCTATATGATGTGCACAAGGATTTCTTTAATTATTACTTTAAGAATGAAGTAATGCGGTGGCCGGGAGAAAGGGATACATTTTCTTGGCAAAATGAGAGAACAGCAAATACCGGAATCTACAGCAGTGAAGATAATGATAAAGGTATGTTTGTTTCAAATATCTTTATGCGCTGTAACCCACAGAGAGATGGACTCGGTGATTATCCGCATGATGTTTGGGTTAAGTTTACTGTAGCAAGCGATGAAACAGTCCTGTTTGCAGAGTTCATGCCTTCAATACCTGCTATATATGGCGGCATTAATCAAAACGACGACCGCTTGGATAACATATCTATTGCGCATGAAATCATGCCATTCCAAGACCAACTAAATAACATCATGTCTAAAATGCTTCATGATATGAAGATTAGCATGATGAAGATTTTCTGCATCGACCAAGATGCACTTGGTGATGATGTTAAGGAGTATATTAGTCAGGGGTTAGCAGAAGATACATTTTATACAAAGCCAAAAGCGTTGTTTTACTCAGGGCAAAAGGCAGCTGACCTAGGAATAGATAACAAAAATTTTATAACTGTAGTAGATGCACAAAAAGAACTTTCCGCTGGTATTAACCAGTCGATACAAGCAATCCTCCAGTTGCTGAATCTCGTGGAGCGGCTGTTAATACTTTCCCCTCAAGAATTAGGTCAAGCCGCTCCACGAGAAATTTCTGCTACAGAGGTTGCAGAGATAGCAAACACTACAAATTCCGTTTACAGTTTTATATCTGAAGGAATTGATGACATGAGGTCTGCGGCTAAAAAGTTGCTTTATGAGCATGTAATCAGCTGTTGCGAGTCAGAGTTTATGGTTCCCATAAAAAGCAGATATACACAAAAATCTATAGAGGAAGCAGGGTTTGTTTCACAAACAGAAGAAGCGGGACCCGCAAGCAGGAATATAATTGGAAAACCAACCACGCTCGTGCATGAGTATTTATTTAGTTCTCGTGACGGTGCGGAAAGAGCTAGGGATACGCAGTCGGCTCAAGTGCTTGGTAATCTCTTGCAGGGCATTCTACAAGTTGAGGGTATCGCTCAGTCTTTGGGTAAAGAGAGATTATTCGAGATGTTTAACGAAATATTTAGAATGAGTGGAGCACATGACCTTAAACTAGAAACCGATGAATTTGACGGAAGTGCTGAAGAACAAAAATCCATAGAGGATGAGCAATTCTTCCAGCAACTAAAGCAACAGTTCCCACAAATGCTACAAAGCTTACAAGAGCTTGCTCAGGTTGTACAAGGTTTAGCCGGAGGGCAAAAACAGATAGCGCAACAAGCGGCACAAGGCATTCAAGCGGCGGAACCCAAACAACAAGTCCAACAAGCAGAAACTAACCCTGAAGTACAAACACAAGTATGAGCGAAGAGCCTGAAGCAACAGAACAACCTACTGAGGTAGAAACCGAAAACGAAACAGCAGAGCAAAATCCCTTATTTAATGCTTTGTTTGAAGCTGCTGAGGAACAGGAGTCAGCAGAAGAGCCACCCGAGGAGATACCCCATCCTAGCTCATTGACGGACGCCCTTTATGACATAGAGACTCAATCCGAAGAATCAATTGAAGAGGAATCGGAGGAGCAGCCGGAACAGGAAAGTGTCCAGGGGAGTGCTGCAGGAGAACCCCCTGAAGCCGCTCGCCCAAAGAAGAAGCGCAAAAAGGTTAAGCAGGTTATTGACCCGGAAGTCCCTGTAGAGCATCAACAGCAAGTAGCATTTTCTCAACCTGAAGAATCTGAAGAAGATAAGATTGTCAAAGGATTGATACCCGAAGAAAAGGAGTATTATGAGTTGGCAAAGTTCGCATCTGGTAACATGCCTGAGCATAAGGACCTTGATAAAAAGTTCTTAAACTTTTTTAAGCAATCAAAGGCATATGTTGAGAAAAGACTCAAGGATGACCCCTACACAGACTTAGCCGAAGACCAGGACTACAAGGAGTTCATGGCGAAAAATAGACCGCAGTTTTCTCAGCAAGATGCGAAGAAGGTGGAGCGGGCTATGATTACAAGGCAGGCTGAGGATGCGGCGGAAGCTAGAGTGCGACCTGAGGTTGAGAGATTGCGTAAGGAGCAGGAGTTGGCTAGAAAAAAACCTGTCCTAGACAGAGTTAAAGCAGGGTTCCGTTCACAGTTTGCTGCTATTTTGCCTGAAGAGGTTCAGGAAAAAATTAAGCAAGAAGGCGGATTAGAGGAAATACAAAAAGAAGACCCCTTACGATTCCAGGTAATGGATAGCATTACGAAAAATCTATTTTCTTTTGCTGATTCATTTGTTGATATAACTCAAGGATTAGTACCTTATGACGAGTCCAATCAAATACACAAAGAGCTATTAGACTGGGTCCAGCAAGAGCAGGATAATTACATCAAGACAGGAGAAACTGTTCGAGAGGGCAAAACCTTCATGAGAAGAGAGCGATTCCACGCGCTTCCTGAGGACAAAAGAACACAATACTTTACATGGTCAGATGATGACCTCCTTAAACTATTGGTGATGAGAGCGAAGCAAAGGTTAGGTGCGACGCTAGATTACCAACAGAAGATGCTTGAGAGCGCAGGCTATGTAAGGTCTACAGCAAAACCAAAGCCTAAAGCACAAAAGCCAACCATGCCACAGACTGTATCTGCGCCACAGGTTGCACCATCACCTCGAGCATCAGAATCCGCTCCGCAACCACAAAGTAAAGCTTTAAATCCTATGTCTATTTTAGGAATGTAAAAAGGGTTTTTAAGTAAACGAAAACAAGACCTAAATTTTAATATTTCTAAAAAAAAGCACAAAAGTTTGTAAATTTTGAGATGAGCTGAGGAAAAATGTTATTCTATTGTTACTACTTAAATTTAGTAACTAACAAAGGAATAACATACTATGGCAGCAACAAACTCATCTCTTCCTAATCCAGCAGCTAGCTCGGACAGCACACTTTATAAAGGCACAGACAATAATGTAGCACGCATTATTAAAGTCGACACTTCGACTGGATGCACTTTAACAAACGCTTCTATTAAAGGTCTTACACCTTCCGAGTTCGAGGCACTTTCTAATAAGGAAGTGGATTTGGCTCGCGTGATTGCAAGCTCTGCTGAAGCTAAGATGCTTGGAGTTCAGGAAAGAGGTCTAACGACTTTACTTAACAGTTCAGTTCAAAACATTAAACCACTTCTTAATAAAGTAAATGTTGCTGAACAGTCCATCATCCTTCCATACATTCAGCGCAGACAGCGCCACGTTATCAACGCTAACTACTTCACCATTGAAGCAGGTGTTAAATCTACTGACACTGCCGCTAACTATTTAGCAGGAGGGCAAGCTTCTGGTTATAGCTATGATGGTTCTGACTATATAGTAACTGTAAATCTTGGTGGCTCCGACTGGACATCTCCAATTGAGCAACTTGAGCGTTACTTCCTTCCTGGTGGATATGTAGTAGTAAATTGGTGGGATACTACCTCTAAAGCTTCTATTGAAGTACAGTTCAAAATTGTTGGTGCTAAAAATGCTGATGCTAATGATACTGGAAATTCCAAAATCATTGCTAAAGCCGCAGTAACCCTTCGTCCAACAGGTGCGCAAGTTAAGTCTTCATATGCAAACGAAACTGCATGGAATGCTGAAACATTTGCTGGACAGTATAAGCCCACTTATGGAATGCTTCAGACTGTAGCTAACAATGTAAATGATTTCGAAGAATGGTGCCGTAACCAACCAACAGACTTAAGCGTAAAGCTTATCGTTAACTGGTTACAAACTACTCGTGAGTCTCGTACCATTGACCAAAGCTATAAGGAAACCTTGCAAAAGATTATGTCTGGCAAAGTTAACCCTTACCTTAGCTCAATGGTTTATCAGCCACTTGCTGAGCAAAACAAAATTGCTTCTCAAGTATCACAAGACCAGTGGACACGTGCAGTATGGTTCAACCAGGCAATTAATGAAAAACAAAAGCCTGAATCATACATGGAATTGCCAGCAGTTACCGACCCTGAAAATGCAGCATGTACTCTTGAGTACAAATGTAACGCAATCGGTATCAAGCAATTACTTCGTGAGTCACTTCGTGTCTTTGATAACAAAGGTGGAAAACTTGACCTAGAGTCATTGTTCTCTCACTTGTACTTCTTGAAACGCAATCGCGAACAAGACGGAACTTCTGTTTCTGTAATTGATGTCATGACTGACAGATTTACATACAACTTGTTCTATGAGTGCATGAACAACTACTACAAACATCGTTATGGCTGGGAAATCCATCGTAACGCAGAGTTGAATCAAACCATCACTCATGACGGTATTATTCTCTTCAACTACTCAAAGTACGACATCCCTGAGGTTGGCGTCCAGTTAGCAGTCTTCCACGACCCATTCTTTGATGACTATGCAAATGTAGGTACTGGAAACAAGTTCTTCATTGATGGTTCTCGCACAGGCGACAAAGTAATGGGAACTGGCACAAGAGAAACTGAGTGGCAGAATGCATCACGCATGATGTGGTTCATTGATTGGTCTGATGTAAAAATCGGTGTCGCAGGAACCAACGCAGTAACTCGCACTTCTCCTCACCCAGAGGTTGATAAGCTTTACAAATGTCGTATGGCTCACAAAGAGACTGAGTACAGCTTACGCTCAACCACTTGGACAACAATGATGGATGTGCCTTCAAGACACCTCATTATTGAGAACTTCCAGTTGGATATTACTTCTGACGTAAAAAGTGGCGGTAGCTTGAAGTCGAGCTAAATTCCATAATTAACTCCTTGGGGTATGAAGTACTTACTTTTCAAAGACCCCAGCAAGGATTACGGAATTACGATTACGAAGTCTACTGTTGGCGTTTTACAACAAGGTTTTGCAGAGGTCTCGGATGGGGTAGCCGAGGATTTGCTTCAGGATAGCTCCGTGGTGGAAATCACCGCGGAGCAATTCCTTAATCTTAAAAAAAAACTGACCGACACACCAGTTTCGTACAGGCAGCTGTCAACTCAGCCTCAGGACCCAACCAGGGACCCTCTTGCCCATTATGCGGAGGAACCCAAGGAGGTAGACCCTGAGCCTGATGTTATTGATGTAGGGCCCGTAGAGCTAGATAGTCCGCTGGAACAAAAGTCTGCACCCAAGAAAAAACGGGGGCGCAGAAAGTGACGCATGCTGAAATCATAGATATACTGACGGGCTCGGTTATTCTACTTGGCGGAGGTATAGTTAAATATCTATTCAGTCGCATCAAAGATAATGAGGAAAAGGTAGATGCCTTGCGTGTGGCTATGGCTACGCAGGGGCAAGAAAACAAAGAGTTATATTCGCATATCAAAAGAATAGATAATAATATTACAGAGATTTACAGGAAGCTTGACGACTTATTGGTCGCAGTGAACCGGAAAGGATAAAATGGCAGCACCAGTACTTACTTTAAATGGAGACAGTGAAATAGTAGTTGAAAAATTTTTTCCCTATGTAGATGCAGGTGCCACATCGGACGGCGGGGAGCTTGTCAATACGACAAACCCCGTTGATACATTAATACCTTCTGTATATCAGGTGGATTACATCGCCCAGAATGATTCGAATGAGATAGGGACAGCGTCAAGAACAGTAACCGTACTTGAAGGCCCTGATGAAATCTCAAGGGGGTTTGGTACATTTGCAGTATCTACAAACGATAAATTCCATAGACTTCCGAGTCTACCTGCAAACGAGTTGAGAATATCTAACTTCACAGGAAAACTTGTAGGTATACGAAATAGGCACACATCTTATCTGCTCGATGATTTCGAGAATGGTTTTGGCGACTGGGAGCTTCGTGATGGAGGTACTATTGAAGATGCACAGGGCATTCATATAGACCAAAAATCTGCTAACATCAAAGGTAGGGTCTGCAAGAAAGTTCCTTACCTTGGGGACGAGTTTATAATTGAATTATTCATTCATGCAATGCATGGAGAAGTAAAGGTCGGCTTATTTGATACACTTGCTAGAACCGATTTGATATCATCAGGAAATGCCGGAACAACCATTTCTTTTACTTCGAGTGGAGCAATTAACACATCTGCACCATCTGTAAGTCGCGCAAAATGGAAGGAAGGTACTACATACAAATTAAGTATTGAGGTGCATCCCACAAAGGAGTTATTTACCGCAGAATTATTTAATGGGATAAACAGGCAAGTAATTGCCCAAGGCCTTGACACAACTAATGATGACGGTGGTGGAGGTGGAGTGAAAAACCCTGCATCAGGATATTATCTAGCGATAGAGGCAACAAATGCTGTAATTGACCAGGTTGTGTACTTAAGAAAAGATAACCAAACGCATGAAATTATAGCTCCCAACTCATCAATAGTATATGATTGCGTAGACAATGTTAATGAGTATGAGATTGTCAATCTTGGTAGCGAGGAAAGAGACTTTGAGGATAATACAGAAAATGTGACTCTCACGGGATATTTTAAATGAGCGAAGCAGTACATCCTAGTCACTTTAGCCAAGAGAATCAGTGGCTAAGCTTTAATGCAGGGAAAGATAGTGTCGCTCCAAATGCCGGTGACTTTGCAGTCCATGTGCTTACCGGTGACACATTCATGTATGAGATTTCGGGCGGTTTTGTTGAGGCTCAACAGGAAAGCTTTGTTAGTGCTCCTGTCGTTTATCCTACTTCAGAATATTGGGAAACATTGCTTAACTCCACAAGGATTCGCCCATTTATTGACCTAAGCATATCTAAGAACAACACCCTGCGTATACCTATGTCTATGCATGAGTATGACTTGTATGCAGACACAGGTAAGTTTTATGAGGATGTTGAGATAGATGGGCAATTAAGAATAGGCCCCATGAAGCTTGGTGGAGCTACAGAAGATATAGTAATCGAAGGTAAGCTAAAATCGAATGCAGTTGAGACCGAAAGTATTACTTCTGTAAGTATTACTTCCGAAACAATCAAGGATGCAGTACTCAATACAAGGGTTGCAATTAAGGAAATTACTACAGATTACACCCTTGCGAAAGAAGATACGGGCTCCATTTTTCATGCAAAGCCAGCAACAGGAAATATTAACATAACGCTACCCTACACGCTTCCTGTGGGCACATCATTTACCCTTACAAATTTACTAGCAGGAAAGACAACCACATTCCCTGCAGGATTAAAAGCACGGGGGAATGTTTTATCTGAAGTTTACTCGGCTGCTACAATATATTTTGATGGTACTGATTGGTACGGATTCGGGGACCTAGTATGATATATCATGTTGGCGCCATATCTGATAATAGTATATTTTCTAGTCGCGTACTAGAGGGCAAACTGCCTGCGGATTTAATTAATCCTTTGTGTGCTTATTCACTTAATAGAAAACTCAGATACCAATACGACGGTCCTTTTTTTGCTTTTAGTGAGAATGGGGGTTCTGAAAAGAATTACCCGGAGCATACTCCTGACCTTACTAAAGATTGTAAACTACTTAGAATATATGACCAAAAAATAAAGCATGGGGTAGCTAAAGCAGACGCTGTTGCTGAAGTAAGCAGTGCCCCAAAGTTAGTACAAAAAAATGGTATATATTTAGGTCTTTTTTCTCATGGAGAATACCTTGAGGTTGAGGAAATTGCACAACATGTTACCGACCAATTCTATGTGCTATTAACAGCCAAGACTGATTACCCTAGACCTGCCTTCGGTATTTGGGGTGAAGACACATCTGTGACCATCGAGCCATCATCTGAAGCTATAGGCAAGTTTGTTGTAAATAGAAATAGAGGTGGCATGAAAAGGTACGCAGGAAGTAATTGTTATGGTTGCTTTTACGGATATGATGCGAGCCAAAATATCAATAGAGTTATGTCTGTAAACAAGGAGGGACATAATGTGGAAGATGTGCCATTTAAGCAACCCACCCATATTGCCATTGGCAGAAAGGCAGAAAGGTATTATATTGGAGAAGTGGCGGAATTGATTTTGCATAGCGAGGATTTGGACCAAAAGTATGGAGACTTTTTGCTGGATAATTTAATCAAGAACTACAAGGACTATTCATGAGTATGGTAAATTTAAAGCTGAATGGCGATGACTACACCATCGACCCACAAGACTACAAAATAAAGCTTCGTAAATATACTGGCGATGACCCCTTGGATTATGACGATATGGACAACAACTCCACAATCTTCACCAAGACAATCAATCAGCTTATATTTGAAATCACTTACTTACATGAGCAAAACACAATCAAAGGTGGCTTGATAAGTGCACTAACAAAAAGAGTCGAAGACTTAGAGGGTGCATAGTGTTACTAATTATAATAAGTAATGTTTGAGCTATTAACAATGTTTCTAACTGGAGGGGGTAGTGCCGCGCTTGGCTCAATCCTCAAAGGTGTGTTCGGGACAATAGCGGACAATCGCCAGCAGAAATTTGAACTAGAACTAGCAAGGGAGGCACGAGGAAATGAATTCGCACTTAAATTTCAGCAACAGCTTAACAATGGTCCTGGTGGTACTTTCACTAGGGCTACAAGGAGGTTGCTCGCACTCATCCTCATTGGCACCCTCTCAGCGGTCGTCATTCTTTGCACCCTTTATCCCTCAGCAGAAATCATCACCCTCAGCAACGCAAGTGGTGAAGGAAAAACAGAACTCCTCTTCGGACTCCTCTCGTTTCCTGCTAAACAGTCGCCCATTATGGTTACCACGGGACATTTAAGTGCCTACTTCGTTGTCATTCTATGCCCTATGGTTGTCGGATTTTATTACACACCTGGAGGTAGAAGATGAAGTGGTCAGAGTTTAATGAAGCAGTAAGAACTTTTCTTTTGGTAGATAGTGACAGGAAAGGAAAAGGGGTACAGAATTATATAGATAGAATGATTGTAGCCTCTGTAATAG